GAAGTTGATTGTCCAGAAAGAGTGCTTCCACTCGTTCCAACAAAATCAAAACCAGAATTATTCATCGCTGATGTTCCTGTACCATCATGTTGTGCTTCAAACACGATAAAAGGATCCACAAACACCGTAGCCACTATATCTGAAGCGTTTGTGCTTGCAGGATAGAAGGCTTTGAATGTAGGTTTACTAGTTGATGGATCTGTGAAGAAACAACCTCCGAACACACCCGCTTGTTGAGTGTCTCCAGCTGCCGCTTGTTCAATACCACCACCAGCTACCGCTTCAACCACTTGACCATTAAAAATGGAAGTTCCATGGTTAGCCGCGATTTTATACTCTTCAGCTCTGATTCTTCCACCTGAAAGATGTCTTGTAGGTTTGAAACCAAAAGCCGCGTCTTTATTAGCCATAGTATTGCTCCTTTTATGTACCTGCCCAAAAGGGCCTCCAGTACGATTTAATTATTCGTTGGGTAGGAATCGTTAAAAAATTAACTTTTCTTTGTACCACCGAAGGTTACACGAGTCTGTCGATCACTATTGATCGGCATACTTGGATGCTGTTCCTTCATTAAATCATTATCAATCGCGTCGTTTTGGTCTTTGGTTTGTTGTGCAAAATATGCTTTGCGCGACTCAACAATCTCTTCCGGTATCCTTGCCAGCAAAAGGCCGCCAACTCCGATAACTCCTTTGTATTTCCCGTCCTCCACACTTGGATAATCCTCATCAGAATATTCATCAGCTCTTACTAATTCATATCCTGATCTAATCTTAGCCGACATGTTTGATGTGTCATCAAAACCTAACGACTCAGCTCTTATCCACCTGTGTTTAAAACCATCTGGTGCGGGTGGAGCATCTAAAGATGATGGTGGAGTCCAAACTTTTTTCTGTTGTTTAACTTTCGTTTGGCTCGCACGAGAGTCTATTTTTTTATTTTCCATATGCCTAAGCCCCTTTCGTGATTTTTAATTGTTTCGCATATTCTTCTAGTGGCACACCTAATTTTTTAGCAATTGTTACTTGAGATGGCGTGAGTCTCACCGTTTTCTGCGACTTATTGTTTACACTTCGCTTTGCTGAAGCTACTGTTTGTGTTGGTTTAGTCGTTACCGTATCTTCAGTTCTACCAAATTTATGTGGAAAGTCAAGCCTCATACGTTTATCTATTTCAGTATAATACTCATCTGATTGAGCATCAAAGCCCTCTTCCTCAGTTAATTTTTTATGTAAATCAAATACAGTGTATGTCATGGCACTATCTGTTCCAAACCAAGGGTTTTTTTCTGCCCATGCCTCAGCTTTTGGATCAGGTGTTGGTTGTTTAGGTGCCATTGCTTGATCTAATGTTTGAGTCTGAGTTTCTGCAGGTTTAGCTGCAGCTTGTTTTTTTAGATTAGCAACTCTAGCCTCCTCTACACCTAATCTAGCTATCATTTTTTGTGCCTCTACTTCAGCAGCTACATCGCCTGCCTCTCTAGCTTTAACTAGTTGCGATTGTGCAGCTTGTAATCCAGAAACAACTCTGCCCTCCATGGCAGTCATGTAGTTAGGCTCTATCGTAGATAATTTAGTTTTTAAACTTTCTTGTTCTTTTTGAACTCCCTTAGCATATTCTATGGCAGCTTCTTTTTGTCGTTCTGCTTCACGCCATTTTTTAGTTAGCTTTGCAATTCTTTTTTGAACACCTTCACTATAATCTTCTAGTTCTTTTTTCTTTTCTTCTTTTGGCTCTTCTTTTTTTGTTTCTTCTCTTGCATTAATCTCTTCTTCTTTTATTTCTTCGACTTTTATTATTTCCTTTGGTTCTTCAACTTTTTTATCTTCTTTATTCTCATCAAGGTTTACTTCTACTTCAGGTCCTGAAGTATCTATGTCAACCATTGGTACATTTTTTTTATTTTCTGTTTCTGTTTCTGTTTCTGGCATAGTTTACTCCTTCTATGTTTTAATATTGATGAAATATATCTTCAGGGTTTTCGATGGTTGCTAAAATTTCATCATCATTTAGCAATCTAACTTCCCCACCATCGATTTGCATTCTAGATCCAGCATACCTTGCGTAAATAACCCAGTCGCCTTTTTTACACCAAGGGCCTTCAGGATATCTTTCTTTGTCGTAACATTTTGAACCCATTTTTAAAACTAGTCCACATTGTGATGCAACTTGCTGTCTCTCTAAAGTTTCTTGACCAAGATAAAGTCCGCCTTTAGTTTTATCTTTCATTCTAAAAGGTAAAACTAAAACTCTCCATCCAGTTGGTTCTGGTAATTTAGAATTTTCTTTTTTTGATAAATCTACTTCTGGTTCTTTTTCAGCTTCTATCTTGTCTAATAGTGCTGGTTTAAGTTTTGGGACCTCTGTTGAGATCGATGACTGTTCCTTTTTCATTTTTTTGCTCCTTATTGTCTAGCAGGTTAGAGATTTCCTGTAACATAATTTGATATGTATTAGCTTGTCCTAGTAGATACTTATATTTTTCCATGTTGTCAACCCCGCCACTAATCAAAATATCTCCTATCTTTTGTAAGTTGTCTCTCATTAACTTTTGTAATTTAGCGATTATTACTAATCCATCTTCCATTATAACTGTGTTCCTTTCTCTGGTTCAAATTCATCTAATACATCAAGTTTTTCTTTTGCATTAGCTATCTTTTCTATTTGTTTGTTTACCTCCTCAATGTGCTGAGGGTGCTCTCCTATACCAACACTATTTTCTAAATATATGTTTGCTGTGGCATCAGCCTCTGCAATCTCGGCTTCATATTTAGCACGAAGTGCTTCCAGTATTGCTCTTCTCACGCTCTAGCCTTTCTTATAGACTCTTTTCCTTTTTTAAATATAGAGGCTACTTCTCTTTTACCCATGACCTTTGCTCTTTGTTCTCCAACAGTTAAAATTTGAATTTTTCTAGCAAACGGTTTAGATATCTTTTTAACTTTTGCCACCGTCTTTCTCGCATCTGTCGGCGTTGCAAATTTAATTCTAACAGTATCTTTAGGATTCTCATCTGTGTATAATCTTCTACCAGAGCCTTTTGGTTTCTTACCTGTACCTACTTTAGGATCTACCATGTTTCATCTTTTTAATATGTTTGGTAATAATTTTTGATTGCTTTTTATGTAACTTAGAAGCTTTGTTTAAAGCCTTAGCTACTTTTTTTAGTTTTTTTACCATTAATAACTCCCTTTAATGTCTTAGCTTGACCTGCATGTAATTTAGAAGCTTTTTTTAAGCCTTTAATTACACCTTTTATTTTTTTTGTTTTTCCATTTTTCATGTTTTTCTCCTTTTGTATTTTTCTCTCCAGTATTTAGCTCTCTCTAAACATCTGATTCTGTAATCTAGTTTATCTAAACCCAGTATTTTTTTAAATAGATTTGTTAACATTTCCATCTTCTTCTAGCCTGACGTAGTCTAGAATTAGGATCTTTTGCTGCTTTAGGAAATTTTTTCATTTGTCCTAGTGATCTTGCACAGAAAGATTTTCTGCGTTTAGCAGCTTTTGATCCTGGCTTCACTTTACCAGTCACAGCTGTTTTTAATTTAGAACCAGGGTTAAGTCTTCTATAAGCTTTTACCCCAGCCTCTGTCATCCCGGCTCCCTTTTTGGTTGCACGAAAATTTTTTTTATTTCTAGCAGGCATTGTGCCTTTTGAATAATATGCCCTCATCAGATCCTCTGCATTCTTGGATCAGTTGATAAAATATTTTTCTTTGCTTTTGGTCTAGAGATAGAGTCTTTACTTCTTTTTCTAAGTTGTGCGATAGCAGATTCTTTTAACGCCTTTTCTTTTTTTAATATTTTTAAATCTCTTTCTAGATTCATTACAGCATGCCTTTATAGTATTTTACATAAGATGGATTAGATAGGTTGACCCCACCGTACTCACCTTTGATACTCTTACCAATATATCCCGCAGCATAACCTTTAGCTGCCTTAGCTCTCTTTGTGAAAGTTTTTACATTAGTTGGTTTGCCGCCAACACCTTGAGCAACTGCTCTCTTTCTGGAGACAGCTGATTTTCTCTGTCCCTCTGTCATACGTCTTGCTTTTGCTAGAGGCACGCATTTTGGATACTTACGCTTTGCATCCGCTTTCTGTTTAGAACGGCCACACTTAGAGAAAGAGCCATCTTTCTTTTTGCTACCTATGTCCACCCACTTCTGAGCAAACCATTTTTTTAAACCGTTCTTTGCCATGTTACTTATTTGGTCTTCTAGCTGCACCAAATCCTTTTAACTGTATGCAGGTTCCACCCATACCAAAACCTTGTCGTTTTAGTCTTTGTGTTGCCTCCATGAGGCCACCTTTGGCCTTATATATCCTGCCGCCCTCAGCTTTTTTGGGACCTCTGAAATCTTTTCTTTTCACACCAGATGGGTCTTTAATCTTACCTGCACAGATTTTAGAAGCATATGCGTTCGCGTATGCACTGGGATATACTTTGAACTTACGCTTCGCCGCTGCTTTACCTCTAGGACATAATTTAGTCATTAAGTTTTTCTCGCTGTTTGTGCAGCTCTTCTAAAGTTAGCTGCAGTTGGTGAACCTTTGGCTCCTCGTTTTCTCATTTTCTCTCCAGAGCCAGCTTTGATTCTAGCTTTTTTAGCTGCAATGTTTGCGTACAAACCTTTACCAGCCATTACTTACCTTTTTTCTTAGCCATCATAAATTTTCTAAGGCCTGGGTTTAACTTAGACATTCCGCCGCCCATTTTTTTAACTCTGCCACCTTTCATCATTTTTTTAGCTGATGCTGCTGCAGATTTCATGGACTCAGTTTTATTGTTGTCTTTATCTAAATCTAAAAAATCAGGTTTAGATCCTTTCATCATGGGCTTTCTTTTCATCATTCCGCCGCCCATTTTTTTAACTCTTCCACCCATCTTGTATCCTTTAGGTGAAACTTGTTTGTTGTATAGTCTATTTGGCATTATTTTTTTCCTCCTTTAAATATTTGCGTTCCCTTTATACCATAAATACTCGCCACGACAAGGATCCATAAATTTGTGAACCATGACGGCAGCTGTTGGAACTGTTCAAAAAACTCTTTTATCTTTGCAGACGCTGACGGATCGTCCGAGAAGACCCCGTACGCAATCACCAGTATCGGGAGCGTTAACACGACCAACACGAACTCGTCTTTCCAGTCCGATTGTCTAGCTTCTAGTAATTTTCCAGAATATTCTAACTCACCGTTTGCCATTTTCTCAGCGTGTTTGGCTTGTGCGTTAGCCATCATCATTTGTGTTTCTTTTTTCTTCTTATAAATGTGCGAACCAGCATTTACTGCAAGTTTTAGTGCACCTAAAATAGGAAATGCCATAAATTTTACTCCTCTCCTCTAACAATTGATACTTGATTTGGTATTTTATCCGTTGATGGTATAGTTTTACTTAAAATAGTTTTTTGAATAGACGTATCAGCTCTTAACTTAGACAGTTTTTCATTCTGATCTAGTTTTTCATCTTGATTTTGGTCGTTCATCATCGCTTTCATACGATCTAGGTCTAATCTTTCCTTACCTTCACGCTCTTTTCTCTCATTTTCTCTTGCTTGTAAGTCTATTTCTCTAGACCTTAGTGCAGCAATAGGGTCATTATCAAATCTTGACGTAATTTTATTCTCTTCTTCAGCAAAATCTTTCATCATTTCTGATATTAATACTGCTTTTCTAGCTTCAATCCTCTCTGTTAACATTCTAACCTGCATTTGTAGTTGTGGGTTTTGCATGGCCATCTGTTGCATCTGTGCAAGTTGTGGTAATTCTTGTTTAAATTCTATTTCAATTTGTTCTTGTGCCATTAAACTAATGTGCTCTAGAATATTTTTTTGTATTGCAGCACCTATCACTGGTGAATTTTTCACCATGTTAGTTTCCATAAAATTTAAATGCGCTGTAATATGCGCTTGGTGGTCTTGACCTGGAAATGCTTGAAAAGGTTTACCAGCTAGCGCATCAATGTGCTCTAACGCTGGATCTTTTGGCATTGGTGGTTGTGGTTTTTTTAAAATTAAATCTATGTCTTTAACACCTAATGCTTCGTACATGTTTCTGTAAACTTCATACTGGTTGTGAATAGCAGGATTAGATGCTGCCAGCTGCATTTCAGTTTGAGCTAAAGATATCCTTTGCGTTTGGCTAAAGATATTGGGATCTGCAACTGGCAGTATGTCAATACGGTCATCAAAATCAGATTGCTTGATTTGTCTTTGACCGCCAACAACGTCATAGGGATAGACTGGAGGTAGGTAAAGTTTAAAGACTCTAGCCATTAAACTAAACTCTCTTCTCATTGAGGCATAGAGCCTCTTGTGGATGGCTGACATTGTTCTAGATCCTCTTTCCAACATAGCAACAGTTGTGCCAACAGCCGCTTGTTGATTGCCTTCACCGACTTGTAAGTCAGCAATAGAGGCAAATCTTTGTCCTGCCTGAACCACGATACCCATCAACTGTAACAATGTGCCTGATGGTTCTTTAAATGGTAAAGGCATAAATGCATCTCTCAAATTACCACCTGGTGCATCTACGTCTCTAAATTCACCTGGCTGTATTGGAGCTGCTTCATCTCTTAATTTTATACCACGCATCTTAAATCCTGATGGCTGATTAGAAAAGGTTCCAGCGTCAAGAAGCGATCTTAACGCTGCAGTTGCAGTTCTAGATAGTCCACCTATCATGTGGATTAAACCAAAACCGTAAAATCCTAGACCTGGTAAAAATTTAAAATGAACAAAATATTGTATCTTACTTCTAGTTGCATCGTTTACTTCGTAGTTTCTTCTAATAGATAATACTTCATTAGATCCTTCTTCGATTGTAACTATGTAAGGCAACTTGATACCTGTCGCTTGATCAGCGCTATCAGTATCTTCAAAACCCTCTATGTCTAAATTTACATGACACTCCAACAACGTAAACATTTGTTGGTCTCTACTTTTGCTCATGCCATCTAGCTCTCGTTCTTTTTTCTGTGACTCTGTCTCTTCACTTTGTCCTGGTGACAGCTCAATGTCTCTGTAGAATCCAGCGACCTGTTGCTTTCTTAATTCGTTTTCTGACATTTTAACAACATGAATAATTGTTTCCGCATCATCTAATGAGGTAGCTGAATACGGAACAATTAAATCATCTGCAGAAACAAATTTAGAAACTGTTCTCTGCATAATCTCGTCGTAATAAATTTTTTTAAATGTTGAACCTGTTAATGGTAAATAAAATAACATCTGATCAAACTCTGGTTCATACTCTTTCATCTCTGACATTATTTGGTAATTCATAAATTCTTTTACACGTAGTGCTTGTGCTTCTTTGTCTGGAGTTGATGCACCAATAATTTGTGTTCTAACTGGTCCTTGTGATGGTAATAATTCTTTGTATGCTAATGCTTGAAACTGTGTGACAGCTTCTGCTAATACTGGGTGTGTTGCACCTGATGCGCCTTTGAACGGTTCTGATTTTTCTTCATATTTAAATCCTAAAAGATCTAAACCGTTTGTGTATGCATGTTCCCAATCTTTTCTTGATGTTTTGTAATCTTGATAATTAGAAAACAGTTCACTGCCAATAGGCCCTAATACTTCTTCTGGTAATAACTCTGCAAGATTTGCAAAGTGATCTTGTCCTTGCTCTTCACCAGCAACAGACGGACTAAATTCTATATCAACACTACCATCTTCATTTGGTTTTATGTTTAGGGGTGGGTTATCAGCTATCTCTTTTTGCTGATCTTGAATATCTACTACTATCTCTTCAGGACTAGGTACGTTTATTGTTTGCTTTACGTTCGGTAAAGACTTGTCTATTTCTGCCATTTGTTTTCTCCAGTTTTACCGTCTTAACAGTATTATAGTCAACATTCAACCCTTGTGGTGTAGGGCCAGATTTAGGAGGGGCTCCTGTCGATAGTTTCTTGTATTTACTAGGGTGTTTAAATGTGAATGTCATACTACCAATAATATTTAAATTTTCTTCTAGGCAATCTTTCATCCCTATAATCTTCAGGGTGATTAATTAGACCACCTTGTCTAAATCTCATGATAGCTTGTGTTGTACTATCCACTAAGTCATCATGATCACCATATGGAAAAGCAGCGCATTCTTCTACAACCTCTTGTGCAAACTGTTTATCCAAAGGTGCCCATATCATACCACTTTCAAACAGTGGTGCAACAGAATTAACACGTGTGTGCTTGTCGTTACCTTTCGATGGTGTGTAGCTGACAACAGGTATACCCATGTTACGAAGTTCGTATGTCAGTGGTAGACCCGATGCTTTCGCCTCAACTAATACAGTCTCTGGTTCCCAGTAATCGTATTGCTCTTTTGCAACTCTACGAAGTTCTGGAAACTCTAGCCTATCTTTGATTGCATCTAATAAAATTAATTGTGGTGGACTATCTTCATTCAACCTAAATACGCCCCACGTTGTAATAGCAGAAAAGTCGGCAGATTCTTTTTTCATAAATGCGGTGTCATAACTTTGTATGACATGATCTAAAGTTGGAATATTTTCTTTATCCCAGTCTTGCCACCATTCACGTTTTAAGATTGCACCTTCTTCAGACGTTGGGTTCTGCATCCATTGTGCATTCCACTTGCCGAGTGATAAGGATGCTTTAACTGATTCCAGTTCATCTAGCTTCCAATATTCCGGCCATACAGGTTTACCACTCGGCATAATCGCCGGAAACTCTACCAAGTCCCATTGATCAGATTTGGGTTCCGTTTGGTTCTTTATGAGAATTCCAGTTAAGTCTTTTACATTCCATCGTGTCATAACACAAACAATTTTTCCACCTGGTTGTAAACGCTGTCGTGGTCCTGATGTATACCACTCATATGCTTTCTCTAATGCACCCATGTTAAGCGCGTCTTGCTCCGAGTGTGGGTCGTCAATAATTAATAAGTCTGCACCTCTACCTGTGATAGCTCCCCCGACACCTGCCGCAAAATACTCGCCACCTTGAGCAGTTTCCCAGCGACCAGCGGCTTGACTATCTTCTCTTAGTCTCGTCTTAAATACATTCTGATATTCTGGACTATCGATGAGTGTTTTGGCTTTACGACCAAAACGAACTGCAAGTTCTCCTGTGTGAGTGGTTTGGATTATCTTTAGTTTAGGGTTCTTGCCTATCATCCAAGCAGGAAGCAACGTAGATGCGAACTCAGATTTTGTGTGTCTGGGTGGCATATTCACAATTAGTCTTTTGATTTCGCCAGATGCAAGTTTGTTAAACTTATCTGCAATAATTTTATGGTGCGATCCTTCAATAAAGTCAGGCCACATATGCTTTGTAAAAGCTAGAAAGTCTTTTTGTGCAGCTTCTTTTTTATCTTCTTCTTTGTACTTTACTAGGATCTTCTTAAATCTGTCCCTGACATCAGGTGGTAATCTATTTATCTTTTCTAGGTCTATCTGCATTTCGAAAAATTTTTTGTAAAATTTTTTTACATGTTGTTTTTAGCTTTATAATGATTTTTAGGGCTTTGACCACGCAAATGTTTGCATTTGTACTGTGTTTTGTAAGTTTCTTTGCGAAAAGATAAATTAAAAATAAATAAAGATCCGAAATTCCAGATCGTGTTGGTACCTCTATTGAAGATACAAGACGCTGGCGGCTTGTATCTGGCGGCTTGTTGCTTGTTCTCTTAGTTCTCTAAGTTTTTAAATGTGTCCTATAAAATCCTATAACTATTATTTAAACTTTCTCCAGTCGCTCGATACATGCAGCAAGTCCCTTTGCTACGGGTTCAAGCATCAAGCCGCTTGTGACCAGATCCCGTATTTGTGATCCCTCATAAAGTATCGGGCAGCAAGCGGCGGTGGTCGTGACTAGGATAAAAGCATTGTGAGGGTGGCGCACATGGAACGAAATTTGGTGCGGTGAGAACCTCAATTTATAGCGTTTAGTTACTTTGAACTCTATTGTAAAAAAGTGTCCTGATTTGCCATATACGAGCGCATCAGGCGTTCCCAAAGCTGCTGAATTTTCAAGGCGTGTGAACCAAAAATCAGGGGTATTTTTCTTAAAATATTGGTAGAATTTAGCTTCATTAATCATAGTATTTTTAGCGTTATTATATCACGATATTATACAACCTGGAATTGAATTTAATTTAGGGGTGCGACACTTTGGATCGATACTTATTTAATAGGATTTTATAAGATAATCATATTTAAACAAAGAAAGGATAAAAATGAGTACAGATAAAAGAATAGTTTATATTAACGGCTTAGAGATAGGTTTTAAAGGTGGCAACACTTTATTAGAACTAATCGATAAAGAAAAAATCAATATAAAAAAATACGGTAAATCGCTCGAATACCATAAAATCCATTTAGAATATTTAACCAAATCAATTAATAAATATCTGTCACAATGGGACAATGTAAAATTAGGAGATGAGGTTCACTATAAAAAATAAATCGAAACGGGGGGGCAGTAATGCCCCCTGTCTACATGGGTGGCGGCTGTGTACTGATGAGATGCCAAAACAAAAGGATACAGATGAACAAAGAACAAAAAGAAATAATTAAAAGAATAAATAAGGCTTATTCTAAATTATACATTTTAAGTAATATTACATGGACACCCCATAGAGACGAATTATTTAAAATGAATAGAAAAGACGAAAAGCAACATAGATTTGGCGATTGGGCTGAATATCATCAAGGCGCAGCTTCAATTAATGATTGTGCAAAACTTTTTACAGTAAAACATATTGCGGAAAGTTTATTAAATCTAAATAAATGGGGCGTAAAAGATTTATTAAATATTAAGAAATCTTGTGTTTATTCTCAATCATTGGTTAATAATTATGGCGATAGAATTAGAGAAGCATGGATTGATGAAGATATAAAATATCTTGCAGATTTAGACTATATTGCCCTAGTTAACTGGGATTTATATCAAGAGCAAAAAAATAGAAAAATTGCTTAAATTAAACTTGAACGGACAATCCTTTTCGTGTAGGATTGTCCTATATTAAAGAAAGGATAAATATGAATATAGATGAATTAAAAATATTAGTTAAACCAAAATATTATTTTGGTTACTTACAAGGTGTTACTGTTCATATAAATGGAAAGAAATTTCCAACAAAGAAAAATTTTGTATATGCACATAACAAGGACAACAAAGCAATTCGAACAGCTTTAATTGATGGTGGTTATACTGAAAATCATGAATTAGTAAAATCAGCATTACAAAAAGAAATGAACCAATAGAAAGGATAAAAAATGTATAAACAATATGAGTTTAGCATAAAGATTGATAAATATATATTCAATCGATTTGTTAAAGATAAATGCACAATAAAAGAATATAAAGAATACAAAAAAGAACATTCAAAGTGTGTTTGTAACTTTATATTAAGAGGAGATGATCAAAAAGAACCACAAATTTATTTGTGGGATATCTCAGAAAGAAAACCATTAAAAGAAAGGATATAAAATGAATATAAACCAATCAATAACAATAGAGAACAACAAATCAAATATTTATCTTTGTACTTGGAACGAAGGCGACATAGTGCAAGTTCACACAAAAGAAACATTGAAAGATGAATACAAAGATACAAATTTATTTGATGTTGATAAAGATAGATTAGTTAACAACTCAATGTTTAATTGGTGTCTTGTAATTCCTACAAGGGCAAATGAGCAGGTAAGATCAATTAATCAAATTTTTGATTATTTTGAAGATCAAGAAAATTTTACAATTGGTCATGTTTGGGAACAAGACAACATGAGAATACAAAGAATAAAATAGAAAGGATAGAAAATGAAAAAACAAAATGAGTGGGAGTGGGAAAGTCTTAAAATTGAGATTAAAGACCCACAAGGAAAAATACACACTTTGAATAGTGGAGATATGGGGGACTTTTGTTTAAGTGCCTTATTTGATGAAATAACGGAATATGTAACAGAAAGAAAAGGGGTTTTAAAATGAAAATAAAAGAGTTAATTAAAAAATTAAAAGAATATGATTTTGAAAAAGAAATTGTAATATATTCTTGCGATTCTGATTTAATTCAATATGAAACTTTAGGTTTTTATGAAAATGAGGGACAAGTTGAACTTCATATTGATGAGGGAATTAAACTTTAATTTAAGAAAGGAGAACGATTAAAATGAAAAATAGTGTAGTTACATGGCATGGGTGTGAAAATTACAGTATGAATTGTAGTATTGAAGATCTTGAAAAAAAGGGTTTTGAGTGTTCATCTTGGAATAATGATCTCGCACCTTCATACACAAATAAAAAAGGCAACATTCAAATTTTCTTTTTTGATCTTGATAGTGATGAGATGAAAGCAGAAAGTATGAAACATAAATTTTCAGTAATGAAACTTGATGAACATGGTGAATATCAAGTTCACATTGGAACGACTAATTCATTTGAGGAAATGCTTAAAATGGTTGAAGGCAATGAATAAACACTACATATTGTATAAAAGCTCTTATACACAACTCCAGGTTGTGTTTAAAAATAATGCTTGATTATATTAATTATAGGATTATAAAGGATAAAAAATAGAAAGGATAAATAATGGAACCAATAACAATAACAATTAAGAAAGCCGTTTCCATAATCAGGCAACATGGGAACATGGACGAAATAGAAGACTTTTTTAAAACATTAGGAAAGAAAAAAGTTTATAAATTAAAGGATCTAAAAGATTGGTTAGGATACTAGAAAGGATAAATATGAATATGAAACAATTAGAAAAAGAAATAATTAAAGTTATTGAAACTGAAAAAACCAGTTTAGATAAATTAGATACTCATACAACATTAGAAGTTCTAGATTATTCTTTTATTAACTTAAAAAAATTTGTTAAAAAATGTTTTAAGGAACATGTGGAGAAAGGATAAATATGACTTTAAAAGAATATAGAAAAAAATTATTAGAATTAGAGTTAAAACCAATTACTAATAGTAAAGACCTTAAAAAATTTAATAATAATAGAGATAAATTATTATGTGAATTTAAAGGTTGGAAAAATCAACAAGCGAGCAGAAAGGATAAATATGAAAGCTAAAGACTACAAGGGCATAGAAGACTATATAAAGAAAAGAAGTGAACAGAAGAAGCAACCATTGAAAGGTACTATTATTTGCCTTGCAAAGGGTTGTGATAATTATTTATACAAAAATCAAAGTCCATGCGATAGTAGATATTGCGTGGATTGTTTTTAGAAAGGATAAATATGAAACATTTAAAAATAGATACTGAAGAAGTAAGATTTTTAATTAATTCTTATGAAGATTGGTATAATACTTTTGATAAAGACGGCTATAAATATGTTATCGAACAATTAAATTTTGATAACAAATATTATGACGATATACTTTCATCACTTCATAATTTTGTTAAAGGTGGTGAATTTTACCCTATAAAAATAAAACAAGAAAGGAAACAATGAAACATTACAGCGTTGGAGTAGCAGACATTACTTTTTACTTAATGGACGAAGACGGAAATGTTAAAGAAGATAAACAAGGTAATGAAATAACTTATAGAATAAAAGATGGTATAAGATTTAAATCCATTGAATATTTAACAGAAGACTTAGATGTTGATATGCTAGAACAAGAAAGGAAAAAATAATATGTTAAAAGCAATATATTTCGCATTACATTTTGCAATGTTAATGCTAGGTACGGTTATAGCTATTCACATTGATTTGTGGTTAGGTTTAGCGATAGCAATTACATTTGGTGTAAAGTTTTTCTTTATGCTGCCAAATAATAAAGAAGGTTTTTAAATAGAAAGGATAAAAGAATGAAAGAAGATAAATTATGGGAATGGGACAGTATGATAAATTATTTATACGGTAAAGATGTGGTTGATGCCTACCCAGACGGGTGGAGTTGTATTAGCTGTGGTGCTGAATTTACTGAAAAAACAATAGATGTTGAGTGTCTTTATGTTATTCACAACAGAGAAGGAACAGAATGTTTAAAATGTGTAAATCAACAAGCTAAAGGTAGTCATGAACTAACAAAGGTGCGACAATATGGTGCTTGATATTATAGGATTTTATGTATATTTATAGGACAACCAACAAATAAACATTGCAAGTTTATTTGGCTTTGTGGCAGAACAACGCTTAAGCGGGTGTAATGCACAGGATCGGAGGGTTACGGGCTAGTGCCTGAAGACACCGAAACTGGTTGTGAGTACCGACCATCTATCAAAAAGATACTTGGACGCTTCGGGAAAGCTTGTGGGTGATCTACCAAGATAGTCCCACCAAGCAGGTTAAATAGGTGAGTACGCGAGTGCTGTATCGATATGGGTGAACCAAAAAAGTGACATTTATATGACCAATAAAGGTTCAACAAAACTCATAGGAGGTGCTATATGCGTCCTTACGCCAGATACCCCACCCGAAAGGGTGGGGATACAAAAATCTAAAGTTTCTTCTTAACAGATCCCATTTTCCAAGATTGCTGCGTTGATAGTTCTATAACAAGTCTATGACTTTCTCTTGCGCCAATAATATTATTTTCAAATAAACTTATTGAGAGAATATCAAATTGACCGTCTGGTGAATGAAACTCGCCTTGTGGTAACTTAACAACTACTCTCGCATCTTGACATGTGGGGGACTTTAAAAACCTGTCTAATTGTCTAGCTAATTCTTTCGCATTAATCATGTATTTGACATTTAAAGTTATTTGCCGTAAATGTCAAGAATGGGTGTACCGAAAAGATTAACAGAAATGCAGAGAAAATTTGCAAACCTTTTAGTATCAAATGAAGGCCGCAAATATGGCTATGAGTGCGCCATAGAAGCAGGCTACGAGAAGGATAGATCAAGGCAGACAGCTTATGAACTACAAAACCCTAAATTATATCCATTAGTTGTAAAATATATTGGTGAGATTAGAGAAGAATACCAGAAGAAATACGAAGTAACTTATGAAAAACATATAACAGAACTAGCAAAAATCAGGGAACAAGCATTAAAGAAGGGTGCATTCTCGGCAGCTAGTAACGCAGAAGTTGCAAGGGGTAAAGCTGCGGGTCTATATGTCGAACAGAAAATAATTCGAACTGGTAAATTAGACGACATGTCAAAAGCAGAAATGGAAGAAGAACTAAAAAAGATTATAGACGAATATTCACCTATCTTAGAAAATGTTACTGTTGATGATGTAAAGAAAAATATCGAGAAGAAAAGATTACCGCGACTTAAGAAAGTTTCGTCAACTTCTTCACCCAAGAACGAGGTATCATAGTTCTATCACCGAAGGTAATAGTGCCGTCATCATCTTTATCATAGCTTGCAAAAATTTTAATTGATTTTTTATCTTTTGAATACAACCAACCTTCGTTAACTGGTGTCGCCAGTTTCATCTTATCAAATTCTTTGTCTGTAGCCCAACCACTATCGGACACGCAATCAATCCATTCGACACGATATTTTGGATAAGGTATGTCATTTGACCTGGTGCTAGTCATATTTAGTTTTCTTTTTTTAGGCATGAGGGGGTTATATCAGACCCCTATAGGTTTTCCATGAGAAATTATGTCAATATGGAGTTCAAAACACTCGCGCGGCCCCTATATACTTGATTACATATGACAATATACATGTAATCCTATGCTTTAAAACCATTGGTATTCCTTACTGATCACCAAAGAGCCAGATCACCTCTATTTTTAAACACGCTTTTGCAAATTTTAATATATCCAGAAACCTATAGGTTGGTGATGAACCGCATAAAACCTAGCTTTTCTATTTTTGCCCCCTGACACCTGATATTTAAACCCAGTATCAAGGGACATGATCAGTCCCCGTGCGTTTACGGGAGCTACTCCCAACGCAGCTAAACTAATCTCAGATCCATTGTCCCGCTACATGTACAGTCGCGAACCCGTTACAATGGATCAGAGATCAGCTCTAGGGCAAACCAAGCAGGATAATGCTAAAATCCCTAGAGATGATCCTCAAATGAGGGGGTTATCCCCCCTTATTTGAACCTTTTAAACCAGAAAGAGGGTCGTTCTTTTGTCCTAGTTCTTCTAATTTAACAATCTCGCCTTGTATATGCACTATCAGATCGCGTAGAACTGATATCTTTGCATAAATACTAGCCGTAGTGCTAACATCATTGAAAGACTTAGCCAATGTAAAAGCAAGATCGCTGTCCCTATTCTCTTTTTTGTTTTTATTTATATCTGTATTCATGTAATCCTTGTATCATTGACAATATAGGATTACAATATAATATTAATGAGTGCGACATTATTGTACAATTAAGGCAGATATCACTTTTAAGCCTCATTTTGATAAAATTTACTAACTCTAGCTAAAAACATATGCTGATACTTGATAAATTCCTTACCTTTTACTTGAAACTTTTGGAAATATTTATCTGGGGTACACATTAGAATGACCCCTTGCGTGATTTCTGTATTATAGACATGATTATGCGCCATAGCATAGGCCCCTAGTTGCATGAAATAATCTTCAATCCATTCTTTACGCTTTGGTTTATTCGATTGCTTAAAATCTACGATACTATCCTCGTAATCATACACCCCTACAAGGTCTGTAGCGCCTGCATATAGGCCTGGATAGTATAATGTAACCTCAGACCCCCATATTTCAGACATATCACATAAACCCTTGTCTATGATCATTTGCGCCATGTCGCCTGCTACTTGTCCCTCGTCAGTTAGATCCATGTGTCCTTTACCTAAAATATATCTCTCTAAATGCAAGTGCATGTTAGTCCCTCTGCTTGCAGCAGTATTCTTGACACGCTCGGCTTCTACCGCACCCACTTTCGCCTTCCATCTATTAATCGATTCTTGTTTTTCTTTTGACTGTGTTGCCTGTAAAATGGTCGTTACACTCGGCAGCTTTTTACCAGTTATCTCGTAGTGACGCTTACCTTCAATAGAAGTACGCATAGATGCAGGGTAATTAAATTGTTTATTCCATTTCATCGTCTCTCTTTTCTAAATGATTTACTATAAAAAGTATAATAACACTCGCCAGTAGTATTAAAAACATACCAAGCAAAAACATACCTAAACCATGAAAAAATGTCATTCTAAACTCATAGCTTGTTTATATTCTTCTAAACTTACAACCTTGTCATTCATTATCTCTAGCTTTGAAGAATAATGATCTATTATTTTTTGTATTTTATGTAATTTTACATGCGCATAAGGCCAAAGTAATCTTGCAACATAATAAGCCTCTCTATGTTGACAACGCCAACGCCATTGTTTTTTCCAACCAAGCGTATATTTAGTTTTATATCTCTTTGGATTTACTGTTCCAACTTTTAAAATTTCATGGATCCATTTTAAAATAGACTGGTCCGTCATGGATATCTCTAATCTTATGCTCCATGTCGGATACGCTCTTTTATTATGTGGTCTCTTTCGATCATATTGTTTGTAAGATACACAACCCTCGCCATCAAATAGGCCTGCGATATAAGCCAAGTTAGTATCACTCGGCATCAGGTTTCTCTATTCCACCATATATCCCCGCTCCTACATTAATTATGTCCGTTGCGCTGCAATGACTTAAGCAAAGGGTGATTATCAAAATACTCGTCAAATTCTTTATCATGAACTTCTCCTTTAGAATTGCAAATAACACATTGCATGACTGTGTCATTTGCAGGATTTTGTGTTTTTTTAACCTTAACAAATCCGTTACCCTTACAATTAGGACAGATTTTCTTTTGTGTCATCTTTCTTATTTACAGCTTTCTCTTGTTTTAATGATGCTAACATTGCAATAAGTTGTGCAACCTCACCGTATGGTCTTCTATACATGTAGGCTATTAGCTCTTTTCTTTGTTCCTCTGTTAACTTAAACATTATTTCTCCTTCATTTTACCGTTAAGTCTTTTTGCTTTTTCATTAGCTATACATTCTACAGTTTTAGATATGGATAACTTAGTGTCGGGCAATAATGACTTAGACAACTTCTCTAGAATAGAGTATGTTTCATGTGTTAGTGAAACATTTTTATATTTGTTTTTATTCATTTGTTTCCTTTCATATATTAATTGTGATAATATAGGAGATTAATTTAATAAGTCAATGACTAAATTCGTGCTGTTCATGTGGATCTGTAGTAGTGTAGCGCAACAATGTATACCAGGTGTATTACCGCAAACAGTTTTTGATACTTATAAAGAGTGTGCTGTGTTTGGCTATGATCATTCATCAAAAGTTTTAAACAACATGTCTGTTGAAGACATGGAAAAGTATAGAACCAGTATTATACTTCAATGTAGAGAAGACGCTACAACTTAATAACATATGCAACCATACAGGTCGCCTGATCCGTCATTCATGACATGAACATTAACTGGGTAATCGTAATAAGTTGTTAGGTGTAATCTTAATATATCGCAAAGATCAAAACAATCTACCTCACTCAAAAGTTCTACGCCTGCCACCATTTCCTTTGTTACCGCCACTAGATGATATAGTCCATCGCTTAATAATATTAGATCCATAAAGTTTGTATATGAGTTGATACCATTGTTTCTTATACTTCGGATTCTTCGTCTCGTTCCAAAGTCTTGCTGTTTCGTCTATTTTGTTTTGTGTAGTCATTCTTTTTGTTACCTGCATCTATTATTTTTTTAAGGCCATGACCGATTAACTTTACATCAACACCGTAGGGTCGCCATTGTTTTTTCATAATATTAAGTTCAAGCACAAAATTACCCCATTGTTTTTGCGTGATACCTTCAACATTAAGAGTTATTTTTTTCATTTTTTCTTCAATCGTTTCATCTCCATATACATATCTTGCAGATCCATCACCTTACAATCTTCTATAAAATTTTTCAACTCAACCCGCATGGTGTTTCGTTCTTGGTGCATCTTGATTTTATTTTTAAGTTGCACCTCATTTATTCTCCATTTAGTTTGATCTGTCATTTATATATAAGTTGTGCTAGATGATGTTGCCATGTTAGGTGTATTTGCACTCGACCACCTGTTATTCTGGATCCTAGAATCTACATAATTAACTTCTGAAGCAGAAGGCTGTCTCTCATGAAGATATACAACCTTTCGTAACAAATCTACTTCTACCTTTAATTTAGAGGTCTCTAAATCTTTAAGTTTTTCTTCTAGTTTAGAAACTTTTTCTTTTTGAACCGATACTTCATCTGTTTCTTGATGCCACCAACCCTCATATTTTTGTCTTTCTTTTGTCTCCTCAGCTAATTGTTTTTTTAGCTTTAGATATTCTTGTTTATATTTCATATTTCTCCTTTTATTGTTAATTTAAACAATGGGGCCTTTGCAGGCCCCATCATGTTATGCTCCAATAGTTCGAATAACTTTTATTTTATTATTCTTACTCAAGCCTTTATTATAAGCCTCGACTAGCTGTAAGTCCCAAGATTCTTGATTATTACAAGTTTTAAACATATCAACATTTTTTGACATTTGTTTAACACCAGTCATAACATTCCAAGATCCTGCTGAGTTAGGCGCAATCATATTTTGCGTTTTAACCCAAGCCATACAGAACTTACCATTAGATACTAGTAACGGAACTTTAGCTTTTATTTTTTTAAGTTGACTACCGTATTTCTCGGCAGCGTGTAAGTTTTTAATTTTAAACTTACCTTCTTTAAAAGCTTTGTTAGAGTTACCACCACCATGATACACAAAATTACCTGACAATAAATTTATACTGACAGAAAAATTTAAACTGTAATCATCAAAGAATTTTTTAACCTTTCGGTATTCTTGATGATTTTTATGATTCTTATGACTAAAACATTTCAAATAATCTCTGTTCTTCCAAGACTTTTGATTATTATTCATAAGAATTGTATCTTGTATACTAGCACCATCTGATATTATGTATAAAACAGGAATATCTAATAGGATACACGCTTTTACTCTATGCTGTCCCTCACATATTTCCCATTTTTCGTTAATAACGATAGGTTGCAACTGGCCATTCTTTTTGATAGACTCAGCTAGACGCTTTACATCACCGTCATCTGTGTCCCGATTATCTTCCAAAAATTTTAGTTTATCCCAATCTTTGGTTAATCGGACACTAGATAAAGTTTGCTGATCTTTATAGGTGTTAAACTTTACATCATGACCCAAAAATTTAGCCTTTGTTGATCCTATCATAAAAGGCGGCAAAGTTAGGTCTTTCGGTTTAACACTTATATTTAGCTTTCGCTTTTTCTTAGACATATATTCTCCTTTCTACACAGCTTAGTTTAGAAAGGCTTATGAAGTCGCCATGTGATACTTTCATAATTTCTTTTTTTATATCTGTATTCATGTAATTACATGTAATGCTTTTACATGTAATTGTCAATAGGATAATATATTATTTTAACTATTGTTTACGACCCTGACGATTGTATTTTTTATGTGATCTTTTAGCGTGTTTATTGAGTTTTTTTGCGTGTCTTCTAGGTCTTTTACGAGGCTTTGGTCTTGGTGTAAAGTTTATAAACTTACGCTTTGCCATGAGTTTTTAAGTATTCCTGCTCATCAGGGGTTAGTTGTATATATCTTATTTTTCCATTTATATATTGTTTGGTATCTGCACCACAATTTGTGCATCTATAAAACTCTGATACTATCGCCACTAATATAGAGTCTTCCTCACAATGATGACAATGCCCTGTGACTGTATCTATGTTATGAAAATTAAAAGTTAATTTTTTCACACTAGATCCGTTGCTTTGCCTAACACAGGCTTGTATTTTGTCTTACCCTCAGATTTATATGCGTGTAAAAAAGATGCACGCCTACCTTCAGGTATCCAAGAACAATGAATCCATCCAGAGTTGGGTTCACCTAGAGTATAAAACTCGAGGATGAGCTGATCTGGCTCGAGGTTTGCTTTTATCCAATCAAAAAGTTCAGCGTTGTCTGTGCCCATGCATTCGAAGTCTGCGGCTTCAGCTTTGGCATGCTGTGAATTTACAGAACTACCAATAGCAGTGCATAATTCTACGCTACGAAAGCCGCTTGTTACTTTAACCCTGCCAAAATGATCACGAACTGGTTGTAAAATATTTTCGCATAAAGCTTTTAATTTTTCTATTTGATCTGCATTAGGGTTGTTATCAATATCCATACGGATAGCCGTGTCTGATTTGGTAAGCTCTTGCAAGCTAAAATTTCGTGAAAGATTCATTAATTTGCTAATGGATTTGTGCTTTTAACTTTTAACTCTTCTATTTGTGTTTGTAATAATTGTATTTCTTTTTCATTTACTAAAGTTTTTGTATGTGAGTGTTCAACTGGGTGTTCGTGTTCTTGTAGTTTATGTGAATGAGATGTATCAATATTTTCTAACGCACTAACTTTTTCCTCTAACACAGCTATCTCTGCTGACCAATCCTTACCACCAGATGATTCTTCTAGCGCATCTAATTTAGTTACAATCTCTCCATACTTAACAAAACCACCACCGATTGCAACTATGGCTGCAATCAAAGCTGCTATTCCTGCGAGTTGATCTTTAAGTTTGCCCATTTTTTAATATCTCCAATTCATTCAAAAGCCGTTGCTTCTTAAGATTTATCTCCTCAAGTTTTCTCGCTTTGATTTCAATCTTATCATTTTGAGTATAACTTGCAAGACTCTTATCAGAATAAATAAGTCTATTATCTATTATGTTTAATTGATCTATGTATATATCTTTTGGTTTATAAAACTGCGTATTTGCATACGCATTTAACGATGCTTGATCGCTTGCCATTATCTCTAATTTAATAATATTTTTTATTTGTAAATTTTTTGAAATACTTTTAATATCCTTGTCGACTTTCGCCATTATCTTTTCAACATTTATAAGCTTTGACTGTGACGTAACATTTGTTGTTTTTGTTTTCGACTGTACCTTTTCTTGTTTGGCAACTTCTTTTGTCTGAACAGAAGACTTCTTAGTAGTCTTGCTATCGGGTTTTTCTTCTTTAATTTTTTCTTCATTTGACTCTTCTACCATTTGTTCAGATTCTTCTTCAATAATTTCTTTCTCTTCTTTTACCTCTTCTTTTGGTGCAGCCATCATGCTTTTTGGCTCTTCTTCAATAACTTCTTCCATCATAGGTTTTTCCTCAGTCATTTCCTCTTCTTTCATAGGCATTTCTTTTTCTTGCGGTGGTGGCATTGGTAAAAAATTTGTAATTAACTCTTCTGTTTCTTCATATATCTCTTCTTCCGCAGGGTCAGACATGGTTAAAAAAGACGGTTTCATGTCTTTTTCCATTGGTATTTCATCCATCTCCATAGTCATCTCTTGTTCCATTGGCATATCTTCTATTATCATTAACATTGGTTCAAAAGACATATCCTCAAAACCCTCTGTCATAATTTCTTCCATGGGTGGTGGTTCACCAAAAAATGTTATCATTTCTTCGAACAATTCTTCTATTTCACCAAAAGAAAAATCTTCAAAAACCTCTTCTTGTAATTCTTCAAATATATCTCCTATCTCTTGCACTATATTGTCAGCTATAGTTGTGTCATCGTAAGTCATTGTGAGTTTAGCACCAAGCAAATTAGGGCCACCTCTTTGTGCCGTACCTGTGTTGTTATCTGTGCCACTCCAAGACCAATCAAACTTATTAGATCCGTGACCATTATAAATCACCTGATCATTATACTGACCACAACCTGCGGTCTGGCCACCTGATGAACTTGTTGGATAACCATTACAGTTTCCTTGAAACCCTGCTATGTTTGTTCTTGTTTGTGTTGTCGTGGATAAAATATTACCAGATGAGTCTTTTAAATTTATCGTAATCGTATGCGAGTCCGTTGCTCCACTCTTACCCTCACAGTTACCTGCTTGATTATCACAGTTTGCAACATCGATGTAGCTATCAAGAGTTACACCATTGTCTAACATCTGTTGAGTTATATTGTTATTTGTTAAATTAACATCAGTTACAGAAAGAGTCGATGTTCCAGTAACTTCAAAGTCACCACCAACACTATATTTGTATCCACAGTTAGCTTGAGATTCAGCACATGTTACATCAAACCCGTTCACCGTGGAACCGTTGGACACAGTCCCAGAACCACCGGGATTAATTTGATCTGTTGAATTAGATCCCCAGTCCACACCATCGTTTGCATTTGGAAGTAAGTTGCCTGTTGTAATTACATCAGCTTTTGCAACTGCATACAACATTAAAAGAAATATAATAAAAAGACCTACAAACCATCTCATTCTAATATAAGTTTTTTAATTGATAAAGATCCATCAATATTTGTTTCTAACTCTGCCATAGATTTTATACATTGATATTTTATGTTACCACCAACTTTTAAACCACGTTTTGCTAGACGAGCCCCTTTGAGACACTCAGACATTGAAGTCTGGATACGTGCTTCCTTAATCTCTCCGTTTATTATCATAAGTAAGGCTACTACCATTTCTGTCATTAGTGGCTTCCGTTTGCTCTAACTTTATCTTTTAATGCTTCTACATCAGATAATAGTTTTTCTAATTGTTTTTGGGTAAATTCTATGTTGACTTTGTTGGTCATGTTTTGCTCTTGATTTTTTTGTAATTTTTCTACGTCAGAAAAAAGTGCCTCTAGAAGCATGTATTGCTCTTGATCGGTCGGTAACTGCTCTGACTTCTTTAAGAGATCAGCCTGAAACAACTCTCTTGATGTTTCTAACGAGGTAAGTCTAGCTGTTAAATCTGACCATGCGAGCACGCCAATAATAACGCCCCCGATGATCGCCAACATGTTCTTAATTGGCATCGACAGGCTTGTGTTCTCATTGATTTTCATTATCTAACATTCTTTATGTTTTTAAGTTCTTGTTCTTTTAGTTTAGCTTCTTCTTTCGCTATCGCCTCAGCGATCTTTTTTTCTTTTGCTTTTCTATCATCCATACGTTTCACGTATGTTTTATAATCTGGTCTTTCATGATCGTACTTAGACCATAAAGCTTGTGCCTCTTTACCTATCTTACCATCTATTGGACATGGTGTGCCTGCTTGTATCATAGATTCAAACACTCTTTCATCCTGACATAATATAGCAACCGCAGCCACTTTCATACCAAAATCATTTAATATTCTTGCTAACTTTAATCTTTCACAATTCTTGTCTATTGTGTGTTTACCACCACTTAAACCTACACCAAATGTCTGCACCCCTGCTGATACTCCAACGGCACAAACGTCTTGCGTCATGGAGTTATAGGACGGTGCTGAAGCTGATGGTGGCGCTGACCTAATATTAGAATTTGTTGTATTAGTTGTTGTGCTATTGGAACTTGATCCAGACTGATATGTTGTAGTTGCCGTAGATGTGTACCCGCCTTCAATCGCTGTGTTAGATCCAGATGTGTTTGTTTGTGTTGATCCTGCATGTGCAGGGCCTCCACAAAAAGCTAAAAGAGTCAATAAAAGTATTAGAACTCCCGTAAAATAATAATTATTTTCTACGGTTTTAGTCCTCATCTTTTTTCTCAATCTTCGAATCTTTACATTTACAGCCTTCACAAGTACACACTCCGTATTCGTCTGCATGTAGATCGTTATCTTCGCCACAATGGCAAGGATGATGACACTTACTACAGAATTGTCCTAATGTCATTTTTTAAACCTATCCTTAATTCTTTTTATAGGTCTTAAAATCCATCTTCTTATAAATTTTTTAATCATGTTTTTTCTCCTCAATCTCGTAAAAGAAGTCATCAGTATCTGATGTCTTCCATTCACCAGTATCTTCTACATTCCATTCAGATGTCTGCACTTTCCAGTTAGGAATTTCGTCTTTAACCGTGAATGAAGGTATATCCCAAATTATTCTATTATTTGGTTGCGCAGCAAAGTTGCCATCGTCTAATTCTAATATGTGCGCACACTTGTGTTCGTGTGGTATCTCTGAATGTTCAGCGTCTACTATATTACAATCTGGGTGTGCCCAGTCAATAGTAAATAAATATTTTCCTCGGTGCCACTTCCTATCTTTTCCCATGTATTTACCATGGGTGCCTTGGATTATATCCCAATTAGTAACAGCAGGATAATAACTAAAGCAATTCCAAAGCTCCAACTCGTCAAGTCTACGTTTAGGAACTTCTTCTGGTTTAAAGCCTCGCTGTATGAAGGCAGATATCGGGAGACGATAAAAGATAGCCCCGCTTTCCATAATTGCATGGCATAAGATAGCAGTCCCAGCAATAGATGTAATGCCGAAGACAATACAGTCTTCAACTTCTCCGTGATGTTTTTTAAGATCATATAAATACTCCCTTCGTATTTGTGCATAAATCGGCGGTATATTTGCATTTAAGTAAGCCATAGTCAATCCTCATTTTATTTCTCCCCAGTTCTTACCAAACTCATAATCCACTTTACTTGGTATCTCTAACTCAACTGCGGATTCCATAATCTCTTTTATATGTTTTGCTTTTATATCACTTTCCACAGATATATCTAGTTCATCATGTACTTGTATATGTGCAACAATGCCCTCCTTATATAACTCTAACATAGATTTTTTTGTCATATCTGCGGCTGATCCTTGTATTAATTTATTCAAAGCTTTGTAAGTATAAGCACGCCTGATACCTGCTCCATGTTCCTGACGAGCTTGTTCAAAAGGTAACGCTTTGTGAACACCAAATCTACTAGGCTCCCACAAATGAAACCTGCATAATCTACCAAGTAAAGTTCGTATCTGCCCTCTTTGTTGTGCTCTGTTAGACACAGAGTTCATTAAAGTTTTAACAAACGGAACTCTTTCATGATAAACAGTAAATAGCTCTTCAGCTTTTTCTTTCGATACACCTAACTCTGCTTGTAGTTTTGCTTTACCCATGCCATAAAATAATCCAAGATTAATTGTTTTTGCTTGAGTTCTAGGTATGTCAGCCATCTTCGCAACGATTGTGTGAAAGTCTGCATCGTCTTGTAAGTAAGAGTCCTTAACACTGAAGACGCTTGTATCTTGATCTAGGGATGCATAGTGAACTACTAATCTAGGTTCTTGTTGATTATAGTCAAAGCATCCCCACTCACAACCAGATTCAGGAATAAAGAGGGATCTGATCAATGGTCCTAAGTCTTTGTTGCGAGCAGGAATTTGTTGTAGATTTGGATTAGAGTAACTAAATCTACCAGTTACTGTGCCTCCTGTATCAGATCTAATCTGATTTATATCTGCATGTATTCTACCTTTGTGTTCGTGTTTTATAATTGTATCTATGAATGTCGTATGTGCCTTGTTTATTTCTCTGGCTTTTGATATGCATTTTACTAAAGGATGTTTATGTGTAGACAAGAAATTTTTTGTAAAGGATGGTGCTTGTGTTTTTAAAGTTCTTTCATACGGTAAGTTTAGTTTATCAAACACTTTGGCTATCGATCTTGCTGCCCATATTTGAGTATCTACTCCTGTCTCTGTTTTTACTTTTTGCAGGAGTTCTTTTTCTTCTGATGCTAATTGTTGCTTCATTGTGTGAGCTTTTTGAACATCTACTCTCACTCCTAAAAAACGCATGTCTACTAAACAAGGAAAAAGATCTGTTTCTAAATCAAAAATAGAATTTAAATCTTGATCCATTATTTCTTTCTGCATTATCTTCCACAGTCCATACGTTAACTCTGCATCACGTTCAGCATAATTACCCACATACATCGCAGGTAGTTTCCACATGTCAGCTTTTGAATCTATGCCCCATTCTTTTGCAGCGTTGTTTAGTTCTGTTTCATTTTTACCTTGACTTAAATAGTCCCAACCAAGTGATCCAAGATCATATCTAAACCTATTTTCGTTTACGAGTGATGCTGCAATCATGGTATCAATTATAGTTCCGTTAATTGGTATGCCCATGGCCCTAATCCAACACACATCGTACATGGCGTTGTGAAATATTTTTGTAGAGGTAGTTTTACAAATGTCCGTAAACCATTGAATTACTTTACTTTTTTCTAGATTACCACCACCTTCATGATCGAATGGAAAGTATCCAGAATAACCCTCTGTCGCAACTGCAATGCCTACAACCTTACCTTTACCGATTACAGAACCAGACCCCATAGTTTTTAAGTCTGGGTCGTGTGTTTCTAAGTCAATTGCAATCTCTTCACAAAATCTTAAATCTGGAAACTCTTTGGGTTTAACCCACTCCGTCTGTGCCTTAAATATCATTTACAACCTTTTTTATAGCTAGTCCTATTTCTTTTGCGATTTGCGGGACGATAGCATTTCCCAATCCTTTAAGTCGGTGTACTCTGCCGGGTACCCCATTAGCCACTCTACCCACATTGGGTTCAACGCTCCACCAGCTGTTCCCGCTAGTCTGCTTTTCTTTTTCGCTGTTTCGTAATTCGTGTTCAGCCATGAATCTTTCCAATCTCTTGCTGTAGGTGTTGGCATCATGGCTATTCTCTCCTCTAATCTCGCCTTGTCTACTCCTCTCCTCTTGATGTTTTCCATGTTCTCCGACATGGCTTTCGATGCTCTTGGAGTTGGCCACATTTGTTTTGGTGGTGGATATATAACTTGCTCTCTCAGTGTCGAATGAGTGGTTCGACCCTTTCTGTTTTTTTGATATTGTTTCTTTAATTCCTTCTCGTTCCTTGGAGGCAAGCTGTCCATTGCGTTCGGCGTAAGCCACATTTGTTGAACTTGTTGATTCAGAGGTGGCACTTGTCCCCCTCCAGGATGTGGTTTTCTCGGCTTCGTTATGTTGTTTGAGTCGAATGTTGTCGGGGTTGACCATAGATTCTTCTCTGTTGGCAATAATCCAGACTCTTTCTCTCCGATGGGGAGCACCGACGCCTGCAGCTGGAATAATGAACGGTTGAACTTCGTAGCCTTCACTTTCCAAGTCAGTGCACACAGTTTCGAAGACCACGCCGTCTTGGATGTTAATAATATTTTTGACATTCTCCCCAATAACGAATTGGGGTTTGATCTCCCTAATGAGTCTAAACATTTCTGGCCAGAGATGTCGGTCGTCACTCGTTCCTTTCTGTTTGCCTGCGACTGAAAATGGTTGACATGGGAAACCTCCGCAAATGACATCTGCCTCTCCTTCTTTTCCTTTGACATTTTTTATATCCTCCTCGATTGGTATGTTGGGAAAGTTTTTTTGTAAAACTTTCTGACAGTATTTATCTTTCTCTACAAACTTCACTGTCTCAAAAAAGTTTGTTGAATCTAATCCTAACGTAAAACCACCTATGCCTGAAAATAAATCCAAAACTTTTAATTTTTTCATTTATAATCTCTTTCAATTATCATTTCTAAATAATGTATGGCTTTCAGTATATCATCCTTCTTCCCTTTGTGCGGGTGTCTGCATATGTATTTTATAGCATTGCCCTCCGCAAAAAGCAACTTGTTGTCATTTATAAACTTCGAGGGCTGTATTTTAAAACTAATGTAGTGTCCACCCGCTATTTGTTTTTCATATACACTCATAATTTAAACTCCTTAGATTTGTTTTGTGATTTTATTAAATATAAATTTTTTGCAGACCGTGTGATGCCCACATACCAAACTCTATACTCCTCGTCTCTTTTAGCTATGGATCTTTTAGCACCTTTGATCGTGTTAGCTGTTTCGTTTAAAAATAAAACTACGTTCGTAGCCTCACCACCTTTAGCCCCATGTATTGTTGATACCGTGATTCTTGGATCTTCGGTAACATTTTCATTGTTTAACAGTAACAACCTCATGTAAGTAATTTGACTATCAGTTAATTTATTAAACGCATCATACCATTTTAAAGATATGTTCATTGTCCCATTTATTCTTTCTTTTATTCTCTGCACATGTATGTCTGCCACATGTTTTTTCTTTTGTATTAAATGCCAGTTCTGTATGTCTTCATACAAACTTTTACCTATGCTATTACCTTGCGCTGTGCAAAAAAAGAAACCTTTCTTTTTTAAAAAAGTTATTACTGGTTTTAATAGTGACTTTGTTCTTGTTAGTATTAACCAATCTTCTTTTGATAAATCTATGTCAGACAGTTTATATCTATCAAAAATTTCTCCAGTTTCTGATTTTGGAAAATATTCTTTGTCAATTCTATTATCTTGTATTCTGTCAATGACATTTAATGCTTTTTCCTGTATAGTTATTGGCACTCTTTTTGATTGTTTTAGTGGTATTTCTTCTGCCTCCCAGTCAATAAAAGAGTCTACATCAGCGCCTGCCCAACCAAATATGGCTTGATCATCATCACCTGCAACCCACACATCGCAGTTAGTATCTCTTTCTATTTTATCTATCATAGACCATTGTATCAATGATAAGTCCTGCGCCTCATCTATAAATATAACATCAAACTTTGGTGTAACATCTTGGTCTAAAAATTTTTGTATCATGTCAGTAAAGTCTATAAGACCGTATGTTTTTTTATAATTATTTATTTCTTTTTCTATCGCATCTAATTTATCTCTTTCTATTCTAGATAAATGCTCGTTTCTATCTAGTTGATCCATGGCGGATATCTGCCTTACTCTTGCAAGATTAATCATGCTTAAATACTCACTATCAGATGAAAAAATACCATTCCAATTGTTTGTTTCATATGATGCATACTTTATCTGTATGCCACATGTCTCACCTATTTTTTTATAGTTTAACTCCTGCATGACGTTTTCCTCTTTTAAACCTAAAGTATTAAAAGCCAAAGAGTGTAGTGTTTGAAAATATTTTATATCTTTCTTGGTAAGCTCTGTTTTTATTTTTAAGAATCTATCTTTTGCCTCTCCAGCAGCTTTTCTTGTAAATGCAAAATACCCTATTCTATTCAAAGGTGTTCCAATATCAGAGTATCTCTGCACATTATTTAACAGTCTTCTAGTTTTACCAGTTCCCGGAGGGCCTACAACTTTGTATCTCACTAATAATTATCTCCTTTTCTTTCTACTGGTTTGTATTCTATTTTATCTACATGCAGTTGCTTGACTCTGCACACTTTAAAAGTCTTACCATCCACATTTAGCGAGTGATTAAACTCTACATCACATTTATCTTTTAATTTTTGTGCTATTCTTTCTTCTGGTATTTTCCAACTAGAACCCAAATGATCTATAAAAGAGTTAAATCTAAAGTAATGATAGCCCTCCTCTGTAAGACAAGATCCACTATTAATCTGCACTCTTTGTTTAGCTCTTGGCCCATTAACACAATATTGAAACAACTCCTCTCTTAATCTATCCTCTATCTGTGTCCCTGCTGGCGGTGATATCTTAACAGAGTTCTTTCTAATCTCCGTTAGCTTTGCTCTAAAGTCTTTTGCTTTTAGTGGCTCATGGTAGATACCAGTTTGCTCCCATATCAAATCTAATAGTTCTGTTTGTTTTGTTATCAGTCGCCTGTTACCTGCTATCACTCCAGCCTTTGTGCCATCTGGCAATGCCACATTAAACCTGTACTCAGGCTCTGCATACATGATAATCTCAAAGTCTGTGATGTCAGGAAACATACTAATACTATCAGATTTAACGCCAAACGGTCTAGAGTAACAAAGACTACGCATGCATTTGCTTTGTATTGGATCTTCGTAACACGTATGACCTGCTGTATCTTTCTTCCATGCAGTTAGCTTAGTATCTAACTTAGCTTTATCCCATGGGTCTTCTAAATAATTATAGTTTGCTTTTGCAACATAATCTGGCCATTTGTCTTTGTATTTCTTTTTAGCAAAGACCATGTAATTGTACATAAACCTATCTCTACCATCATCTAATTTTCTTTTTGAACATAATGCTAAACATGGTGGACCATCTTCAAACTCCTCACTAGTTCCAACTAATATATTCTTGTATGTCTCTGTCACTAATTTTTCTAAATCATCTTTGCCTATTTTATTTTGATTAGCAAACTCTATAAATTTTTGTAGATCTAATTTATTGTTGTCTTTGTCTACAGCGTATCGATGTGTGTGTCCGTTGTTATAGTAGGGTAGGTTTATAAAGTTGCCTGGTTTTGTGTCGCCTTTGTCATCTTCCTTTAGTTCTTTCTGTTTAGGAAAAACCTCTGTCGTGGGATCTAGCCCAAGAGGTAGTAGAAAAGATTTTAGTGCTGATATTAAATCTATCGCTGATATTGGTTCTTTTAAAAATAAATAACAATGTAATCCACCGCTCTTTGATAACAACGGTATTAAAGGTAGTTTGTACTGTTGAAATAATGCTAAATAGTTTTCTATTTTAAATGTAGAATAATTTTTTGGATCAATATCTATGCAGCCAAAGCTTGCTGTTTTATCTAGTCTGCATGGTTGTATACCTATGGATATCTTACCTTGTATATGATCTCTGTAGTCACCTTGTGTGATTGGTCGACCTGCCCACTCGTAGTTAGGTTTAAGTTTGTTTTTCTCTTCATCTAACTGTGCCGATGACATGTCCGCTATACCAAAATCACCTTGGTATCCTGTAAACAGTTCTATAAAATCATCAACCATAAGATCCCGGGTGGGGTGACTCCAGTCTCCCTTTGTCACCCCTATCTTTCTCTTAAGAAAGAATTAGTAGTTAGAGTCCTGTGAAGAACTCTCAGCGTTAAGTTGGCTCTTTTTTAATGAACTATAGAACTCTCTAGCCATTTGATAGAGTGGTGCGTTATCTACCTTTCTTAATAGATTTACGCTATATCCATGCCAAGAGAAACTTCCTGAGTTTTCAACTGAGTTTAATCTATAAATCCTAGAAAATCTTGGTGCAGGCACCGACTTTCCAGTAGACGGATCGTTTTCAAACTCGTTTTCTATTAAGGAGTTCCATTGCCTACTAGTTTTTAACTGAGTAGTCTTCATAGTCATCAAAGCTTTTTCTGGCTTATCACCTAAAATGATTACAAAGTGGTTAGCAGTTTTGATAATTTCATTACCATTTTCTAACATATCTTTGTTTCTATCATTTTGCTTTGTTTGTGACATGATCTCCGGCCCTCTATCTGGATGAATAGGTCTACCCTCTGCTTTTTCAAAAGGTGCCCACTCAGGGTATGTCATCTTGTAGTAAACAGGTACAACTTCTATACCTTTTTCACCATCATACAGTTTCTTTGTAACTGTATTATAAAACATACCAGGCTCTGCGCCATCCACATATTTCGCATGTTTCTTTTTAGTCTCATATGAACCTGATTGTAACAGCTTCAAAAAAGGTAGCGCCAAATCTTCTTTGTCTATATTCTCAAGCCCCATGCCTGAGTCTTTAACAAAGTCCAAAGTCGCTACTTGACCACTTTGCTTTTTCACAACGTCTCTTGTTTCTTGTGTCATATTTATTTGCTCCTTGTTATTTTTGTTTTGTTTCCTTTAAACAAGTTAAAATGTTCAGAGGGTAGATCTAGATTTTTTTCGACCTGCTCTCTGTACAACGCTTTGAGAGTCATGGGCTCCACCTTAAGTTTTTGCTCAGGTTGGTACCCATTACTCTCGGCAAGGTTAGCGTATTCACGCGCCTTGTTATCTTCGTTACGACCAAAGGAAACTATGATTTCATTTTTAATCAAATCACCATGACCGTTTTTTCGAAGCCAGTTAAATGCGCCCTCTTTTTTCGCTACAGGGATAGTGGCGCTAAAAATTTCTTTTACCTCAATAGCAGAGCCATCTTTTAACTTCATAGTTTTCAAGTTCATAGACTCCATTATTTCTGGTATTACTTGTTGAGATAATTTATCTGCCTCTGCCTTTTTTGCAGACAACCTCTCTTCATCTTTTTTAATTTCATCCTCTAATCTTTGTAAATCAATAACATGATTAGACAAAGAGTCTGGATTTTTTAAATCGTTCACTTGTTGAGGTGCATCCTCTATGAACATCTTTTGTAAGTTACTCATCTGTATTACCTTTCTCGTATAAGTTAATTGCTATAGGATAATAAGTTCTTTCTTGTTTATCCCACTTTAGTAAATTATATTTACCATTTGTTATGTCAGAAACTATAGAACATGCAACACCAATTATCGCAGGATCACCTGTAAGAAGAAGATAATCATTTTCGGTATAATTTTTTAACAAAGATCTTAGTTTAAAAATTAATGGCCCTGGAGAAAAAATTATTTGAGAAGACTCAGGTAGTAAAAATTTAAACTGACCATATTTAGCTGCACCCATAATATTTATTCTAGGGTTGCCTTCTCTGGTTCCTGGTACTTCCTGTATTATGTATACTATACTTTCTTTCATGTGTTGACATATAATTCATCATAGATTATATGTCAAGTCATACAGGAGAAAAATTATGAATTATAAATTTAAAACACCGCCATATAAACATCAACTTAGGGCATTAGAAATGTCATGGGATAAGAAATGTTTTGCTTATTTTATGGAGATGGGTACAGGTAAATCAAAGGTATTAATAGATAATACTGCCATGCTTTATGACAAAGGTAAGATAAATGGTGTCTTAATTGTGGCACCAAAAGGTGTGTACAAAAACTGGTATAGCTCTGAAATACCCACACATCTACCAGATCATATAGAAAAAAATATGGTGCTGTGGCAAGCTAATATTACAAAACAACAACAAAAATATTTAGATACTTTATTTAAAACAGATACAGATTTACATATATTAATTATGAATGTTGAGTCTTTATCAACCAAAAAAGGTGTGGACTTTGCAGCTAGATTTTTAAACTCACACAGAACTATGATGGCTATAGATGAGTCTACAACCATAAAAAATCCGACAGCTAAAAGAACTAAAAACATAGTAGCATTAGGAAAATATGCACAATACAAAAGAATATTAACAGGCTCACCAGTCACTAAATCACCCTTAGATTTGTACAAACAATGTGAGTTTCTAGATCCATGGTTACTAGATCATCAATCTTTTTACTCGTTTAGAACTAGATACGCAGTCATGAGAAAAATAAATTTTGGTGGTAGGTCTGTTGAGATACCTGTCGGCTATAAAAATTTAGGTGAACTATCTGATAAATTAAAACCCTTTTCTGACCGAGTATTAAAAGACGATTGTTTAGATTTACCTAAAAAAACTTTTATGAAACGTATTGTTCAACTCACACCAGATCAGTTTAAAGTGTACGAACAAATGAAAAAAGAGGCACTCGCTATCATGAATGGCAAGATGACGACAACCGCAAATGCATTAACACAGTTGATGCGATTACAACAAATTACATGTGGTCATTTTAAAGCTGATGATGGCACTACACAAGATATTAAAAGTAATCGTTTAGATGAATTGATAAATGTTCTTAATGAAATAGAGGGTAAGGTTGTAATATGGGCGCATTGGCAAAGCGATGTCAGACAAATTATAAAAGCAGTTGTTAAAAATTTTGGAGAAAATTGTTTTGTAGATTATTATGGTTTAACACCACAAGAGGACAGACAACAAAATATAAAAAGATTTCAAGAAGATGATACATGTAGATTTTTCATAGGCACACCGCAAACTGGTGGTTACGGTATTACACTTACGGCAGCTAGTAACATGATCTATTACTCTAACGGCTATGATCTTGAGAAACGACAACAATCAGAGGCTAGGATAGATCGTATAGGTCAAGAGAAACCCATGACATACATTGATCTTATTTGTGAAGATACAGTTGATGAAAGAATTGTAAAAGCTTTGCGTAAGAAAGTTAATATCGCAAGTCAAGTTATGGGTGAAGAATTAAAAGCTTGGATCTAAAGTTTCTGTAATAACACCACAATTACACCACCCATACCAGACATGACAGCCCCCATGGACACAAGCAGTATTCTTTCTATTCTAGTTATCTGCCCCTGTAGCTGTTGCATGCGATCGTAGGTCTGCTTTTGCATTATTCTGCAAAGCTTTTCGTGTGATTCTATTCTTTGTAGTGCGTTATCTCTTGGCATTGAACAATCCTTTAATAAAAAATTGAACTGTTCTGTAAACAAAAGTCCATGCAGTCTTTAATGTTCTTCTTTTGCCTGTACCAAATGCAACATAATCTTTAAATTCTTGGTAGTGGTTTTTAGCTTTACCTTCATCAATTGCTTTTTGACCATAGTATCTGTATCCTCTTCTTACAGCTTCACCCCACCATGTTCTATGTAAGTTTTTAACACACCAACGGACAGCTTCTCTTTTTGTATCTTTTGTAAAGGCACCAGAGTTAACAGCATGAGTTGCGATTACACAGCCACCTTTATCATCACCGCCTTTATCATCACCGCCACCAGTATCTCTAAACGCTTGAAACTGTGCGGTTGTTACACCTTGTGAAGTTTTTGCAGGTGTACCACCAAACTCTCCTTCACCACCTTGATCAACAAATCCTTGTCCTGGATCAAAACTAGGTGCAGGGTCATCATCTCTAAGTTGTCCACCAAAACCTAAAACAGTATCTCCTGGTGATGGATCTAAAGTGCCCTCTCCTATTTCTTCTAGATCATCTAAGTATTCTTGTCCATCGGTTCTTGATTGAATTAAATCAATAGCACTATCAGGATTCTCATCCAAAAGTTCATTAAATTTATTCATGGGTAAATCTGCTAAATTTATAGCTGTATCTATTTCATTTATATTTACTAACTCACCGTCTTTTACAAGTTTGTTAACTTGTATTCTTTCAGCTTCTGCTTTTTTTATAGCTTCTTTAACTTTTTGAACATTAACTATATCTGGTGCAGTAGTATCCATTTCACCTAACTCAACAGCTCCTTGATCTACTCCGCCACCAACTCTATCTATAAATCTATCTTCGTCTTCACCTTCGACACCTATATCATCAATTAAATTTAATCTATCTTGTGCTGCCAGTGTCTCTGCAATACTAGCGTCACCCGTTGGATCAGCATCTATGTCTCCTGTAACTAAACTTGTTGCACCACGAAGAGCTAGTTGTTCTGCTTTTTTTCCTGCAGCTAAATCTGCTAATTTTTGTATGTTGTTAGTTGTTTTACCTAATGCCTCACTATAACCTTTTACGTTCATTGATGGCGTAATATCGCCTGCTTCTATCTGATCTAACTCTTCCTTTGTGAAACCATATTTTTCTGAAAGTGTTTCTCTAACATTAGCTATTCTAGTGTTATATGCTTCTTCTAATCCAAATTTTGTAGGCTCTCCTACTCTGCCACCTGTTATTGTGTTTAAAAAACCACCTGATACAGGATTATAACCTTTCATTAATCCTGAAGCGATAGTGCCAGCACTGGTTCTGTCTGGGTATAGTTCGTCTAATGCTGTTTGTCTTGGGTCTTGTGGTGGTACGATTTCTTTTAAAGCGTCTATTAATAAGGTAACTGGTTTACCTATCGCTGTATTGATAGCTGCTTTTACAGCTGCCTCTTGAGCGTTAAAACCTGTTATACCTAATTTTGCTAAAAGGCCATCAGGATCAGATGCATCTTCTGCTGTTATAATATCTAATTTTTCTCTTGGATCAGCTAAGGTTCCTGCAACATCAGTAAAGTCTCCAGCTGCAAATACATCCCCAGTAGGAGGAGTGGCGGTAAATCTACCTGGATCTTCACCCTCAACACCTATGTCTCCTTTTATTCCTAGCTCATCCTGTAAAGAAGTTTGTCTTGGAAGAATTACACTATCTCTTGTTTGTGGTAACATGCCTGTTGGATCAATTGGTTGGCTTGAAGGTGAAACAGGTGTTACAGGTATTCTATTCTCTGCATCTAATTGTGCCTGTGTAACAGGTATTTCACCTGGTGCAAACACAGGGCCTGTTTCTCCTATTCTAAGTCCTATACCTTGATCTACTAATTGTTGATTTCTAAAATCTGTGTTCACAGGTCTTAAATTAAATTCATCTAGCTCATCTTGTGTACGAGGTATCTCACCTAGTGCTACAACAGGATCACCTGAACCTATCTGTACACCGATACCTGCATCTATTAATCTTTGGTCTTCTGCTGTGTTTCTAGGTGTTACAAGAGTGTTTATGCCTCCTGGCACAGTCACTTGAGACCCGCTGCCTGAGTCTGGTGTTTTAGTAGCAGGTGGTGTTGCTGCTTGTGTATCTACTAAAGGTAAACCATAAGCAAACAACTCATTTAAGTCTGATAGATAATCAAAACTTGTAGGGTCATACGATATACCCGGAAAGTCTGCAATTGATGCAAGTAGCCTTGGATTAGTATCTGTTTGTGTTCTTAAACCAGATACGTCTATGCTTTCATCTAGTAAACTAGGATCTGTTACTATTAGTGATCTTAAAGTTTCGTTGGACATTATGCTAGTCCTCTTTGTCTAAGTCTCATAAGTTTTTCTTCATCATCAAGTATAGCATTTTCTAAAGGCGTTAAACCATTATCCATGACTCCAGCCACTGGTGCTTGAGCTAGTAGGTTGGGATTTACAACTTGTGTTTGTAGTGGTGGCACTCTTCTAATAGGTAGTTGTGACGTGTCACCTTCAATACTTTGTGTTTCCTCTGTGTCTTCTTCTGTGTCTTCTTTAAATTTTAAAAACTCTTCTGTTGAATTTATCGTAGCATCTATTCCCCTTTTTATGTCCGATAAAGGTATTGATTCAATATTTTCTTTCATTAATATAAAATCGTTTTTTTCTTGTTTAGTTTGACTATCACTAATCATCATGTCTATTAGTTTTAATGATGTTATTTTTATTTGATTTGCAGGAGTGTTGGGATCTAAAACTTTTATTACGTCATCAAGAATTTCTGGATTAGATAATACACTAGATGTTCTTCGTGCTAGTAAAATAATTGGGACAGCAAGTGTTGGCTCCGCACCTGTTCCAACAGTCATTATCGTTCCTCCTATTGCAGTTTTAGGTCCCCCTAAAACAAATCTTCTAGCCATAAAAGAACCAACATCTGGAATCTTTAGTCCTGCATGGTTTTTAGCTACATCAAGAAAAGCCTCTAACGCTTCTACAGTCAACGGGTTATCTTTTTTAGTTTTTGCAGACTGCAACATAATTTCTAACATTTCTCGACCACGAGATGTTGTTAAACCTAAATTTTGTTCAAGTTTATAAGGATCAAATATTAAGCCTACTTGATCTTTTCCAGCTTTGAGCAGTGAATCACTGTAGGCTCTTTCTAATTTTGCTCCAACAAATTTTTTAAATTGTTGTTCTCCTATTAAAGATTTTAAATTTTTAAATACTTCTGGACTCGCTTTTCTTTTTAATAATTCTTCTGCTAATTCATCCGCAGTAATAGAACCTTGTTTTAAAAATCCTGCACTAAATATACCTTTATCCACTTTTTTAAATTCTGAAGCTGGTGGGGATTTAAAAGTTTGTTTACCTGGAATAGGGACTAGTCTTATTCCCTCTGTTTTAGCCTTATCTTTTAATGCTTTAGTTATGATAGAGTTTTCTAAACCGTTAGCATAAACTTTATCTGCAAATTTTAATTTATTAGCGATATCGGACAATAAGTTAGGATTTAATTTTTGTCTTTTACCTTTAGCTAAAGGATAAACATTTTTAAGTAAATTTTCTTGATAAGACTTTTTGGTTAATAGTCTTAAATCCGTTTCTAAAGCAGACTTAAATTCAGTTAAAACCCTAAGAATTCCAGGGTTATTTTGTTGAGCTTGTCCCATATAAAGTTTTAAGTCGTCTATTAAAGATTTATGTTGAGCAGCACTTATATAGTCTGGATAATTTTTAAATTTTTTTGCAAAATTATATAATTTATCTCCAGCTTTTAAACTCTTTACTTTTTCTCCTGTTTTTAATGTAATTACTCCATCATCAACTAATTTTGTAAAATTTCCTAAAGAGTTTTTAAAATTTTGAGTAGATATAATAGGAGTTTTTCTACCTACTTTATCTACAGCATTATAAAAATCATCATAAAAAAAACTACTTACAATTCTAAAATCATCGAAGGTAGATCTAGATGCTTTTGTCATGTCTACACCTAATTTAAAAAGAGTTACATTTGGTGCAAACGTGTTTAATGTTTTATTTGCTTTTTCATTTAACAAAGTTGCTTTTTTTGCGGCAGCTCTTTTTATTGGACCTCCTACAAACGGAAACACACCTATAACTTGGCCATATCCCTTTGCAAATATGTTACCCGTATCACTTAAACTTAAAGGATAACCAAATTTTTTAGCAGAGGCGTATAGAGATTTATCGCCTTTACCAAAAACAAGTCTTCTAGCTCCTGTAATTAACCCAGGTATTTTTGAAAAAAAACTTTGTAATAAAAGTTCTCTTTGAAAATCTTTTGTAGCTCTTTCCATTTGTGTTCCAAAACCAGTTGTCTCACCCGTTAAAAACCCTTGCACTATGTCGTACAATTGACCCATAGCCATGGAACCTGCTGTTCCAGCAGCAACAGTCCCTGCAGGACCAAGAGGTGTTCCAGGAAGTGCTCCAAATATTGCACCTGCTGCTTCAAAAGTAGGTCTATCAAGAAATAGTTTTTCTAAACCCTGTAACTCCCCAAGTTTTTTTAAGTTAGGGTCTATCATTCCAGGAGTTATTTCTTGAGTTATTTTTTCTGTTTTTTCTAAGTCTTTTTTACTTTGCTCTTCAATTTCTACCTTCTCCACACTAGGTGATATATCAGTGGTTTCTGTTGATGCACCTAAAGCCTCTATAATAGCTTTTTCTTCTTCTGGTGTAGGAGTATCTCCTTGAATTTCTATTTCACCTAAACCTTCTATAATAACTGTACCCATAATTATTGCTCCACAAGTCTAGGTTTACCGTCAACAACTTCTATTTTAAATTTTTTTATTATATTTTGATCTATAATTTGTTTTCCTAGTAAAGCATTTTGATCATTTATATAAGTTTTAAATTGTTCTTTAATTTCTGAAAGCCTTGCTCTTACTTCATCAGAACCAGTTATACCAGTAAGTCCGATAGCTGCTTTTGCCTCTTGCAACATTAAGTTTGTTATTCTTGTATTTGGGTTTAATACTCTAGCATACGCAGGGACTAGTAAATCCTCTATGGCATTTAATTTTGCAATATCTGTATCAAGTACTAAACCTTCAGCACCAAGTGCTTTAATAGGACCTGTTAAATCAAAATTAAAATCTTTAGCTGCTGTTATTACTTGATTTGCAGTTCTTCTAGCAAAACCTGCGAGACCCGCTAAAGTTGGATCGTCTGTAAGTAATTTATCAATATTATCAAGATTACCTAGTTGTCTGGCAACAAAACTAGTTTCTTGAATTATTTTATCTCTTTCAGAACCTGATTGAACAACACCTCTTTGTTGACCTTCAAATTTTTCTAAATTCATATTTATGTTCGTAGACGCACCTCCAATTGTAAAGATTTTTTGATAATTATCTGAAGTTGGATCTAAATTCACCTGATATGCTTTGTCTTTATCTAAACCCGGTATCTTACTAATTTCTTCTTGAGTTAATGTTCTAAACCCTGCCTTTGGTGCTACATCTTTAAAGATTAAAGTCTTCATGGCTGCCTCGTACTCTGGAGATCCTTTAATAAAACCAGCTGCCTCTAATTTTTTTTCTAAATCTGTTCTTGTGTCTTTAGATTTTTTTAACTGTGAACTCAAAGCTGTAGACACAGCCGCTCCTGCTCTCTTGGCTCTAGCAGCTTGTGTTGCATCATCTGCTTTTACAAATTTGCTGTACCCTGCTCCTAAGGCATCTATTGGATCTGCACCTGATGCAAGAAGAAAACCAACCTCACCTAAAGGTAGTCTTGTTTTAGGAATGGGTGCGAATCTATCTAAGACTCCTGTTATAGCTGCAGCGTCTGATCTTAATTTTTCTTCATCAATACTGCCCAATGCATACTGTTTTCTATCCACAACATTAGACATGATACCATCATTAGACTGTCCGCCTCTTTTAAACATCGGTCTTTTTAATATTCTTGACATGATTATCTTATTTTTAATACGTTTTGTGGTTTAAATATTCTGCCATATATATCAGCACCTGCTAGACCTAAACCTAGCGCTGTCATTAACGGACTTGCACCTGATGCTTGTTCTGCTGCAGTTGGAGCTATTTGAACTGTCCCTGCTCCTGGTGTTAGTCCTGTTATACCTTGACCAAATCTAGCTAACCTGTCTCTTGGATCTTGTACTGCCATGGCTGCCGCTTGTCTTTGTGCATCTAGTATTGCTTGTTGTTGTGCTTGTTCTTGCGCACCTAATGTGCCAAGGCTAGATATCTGTGCTCTAGCAAGGTCTTGTGTTCTTGCACCTAAATTAGACTGTAATCCAGCTATACCCATTTGGTTTGCAAGATCTTGTTGTCTTCTTTGTGCTGCACTCTCAAATCCTCTTTGTTGTAAGTCTGCTAGTAATCTAGATCTATTTAAGTCACTTGCCGCCTGAAACTCGGCTCTTTGTACACCTTCACGGCCACCACCAAACGCACCAGGTACACCTAGTGTTCTAGCTGCTAATTGGTTTTGTTGTGCTTGTCTTTGTTTGTCAAACTCTGCAAGAGTAGTATCTATAACCTGTTGTTGAAAAGGTGATGTATATTCTGCTATAGTCCCTGTGCCCGTTCCTGCCCCTGCTCCTGTTAAACCTGTTGCTGCATCTGCAGCTGTTCCTGCTTTTGTTAAAAATGGTTGAAAAGAACCAAGACCTGTTGCTGGATCTACTGCCTGTGTTCTAGCTGCAGTTTGTAGTGTGTCTTGTGCTGCTACTTGCGGTGCAAGTTCTGCCATGCCCGCTTTTGTAATTTGAAACTGTTGTGCTTGTGCTTGTCTATTTGCAAACTGTTCTGCTGTTTCACCAGGTTGTTGTTGAACAGCTGTTGTAATACTTGGTATGCCAGATTGTCTAGATAAATCTGTTAGAAATGTTTTTTGTGCTGCCTCTATAAACTCTGGTGGTAACACTCTTGATTCTGTAACACCTCCTGTTTGATAGCCTGCTCTACCACCTTTAGCATAAGTTGAATCTAGATATTCTTCACCATAAAATTCTATAATATAATCTTCAATTGATCCTTCATATCCCTCTTTAACATTTGCTTCATATTCATCTCTAATACGTTTACTAAAACTAAGACTACCTTTATTAAAACCTGCTCTGCCGCCTAATGCAAATAAACTAACATTTAGCTCTTCTGCTAACATTTTTATTTGTCTTTTCTCTGAGTCTGTTTGTGCTTCTTGAAATAGTCTTGGAATTATAGTGTTATAATAAAATTGTTTAGTCTCTTCATCTACTTTACCATCTATATCATTCATTAAAGCGTTTAAAATATTTCGATCCTCAGATATTCCTGATATTAAAGGTATGTCTAATTTTTCTATTCTAGTTGTTTTTACTTCGCCCTCTTTAGGCATGTCACCCATTCCTCCAAGTAAAGATCCTACTCCAGATTTATTCGCAGCTTTTCCAATGCCACCTAATAGACCCATTAAACCTGTTTGATTAACATTTGTTTCACTTATTTCTTGCAACGCCTCCTCTAACATTTTATTTGTTACTCTACTATCTGGGTTTCTCGATTGTGCTAGTTTAAGTGCTTTAATTATGTTATCTTCTTCTGCCATTATACTACTCTTTTCTCCAATTTTTTCATGGTATCATACATTCTTTGTGCTCCTTTTTCAATGCTGCCGTTGCCTGCTCCTCGAACCGCGTCTGCTGTAAATACAAACTCGTTCTTAGATAACATGGCAGGTACGTCATCTGCTTTTTCTTTTATACCTACTGGTACAAATCCACCTTTATCTCTGTAATCTCGTTCCATGACTCCAGCTTTATTTGTTCTCATAATACCTGTCGGCATGCCGCCTTTTGCTACGTTAACTCTAGCAATAAAGGCATTCTTTTGTTCATCAGTCATACCTGAATAATCTTTGTCAAACTTAAAGTAATTGTCAAAGTAAGCTCTCATTTTACCACCAACATTTTCTCTTCTTCTAGCTAAATATTCTGAATTACTTTCAAACTCTTCTTGTGGTGGTTCTTCTGCTAAAAATGCTTCATACACATAAGTTATTGCACCAGTTGCACCGCCAACCAATATCTGACTTTTTGCAAATTCAGGTAATTTATTTACTATAGGTATTTTATCTATAGTTGCTTTTGTTGTCTTTGTTACAAACTCTGGTGCACCACCAGTTGTTTTAAATGCAGTTCCCTCGGTTGGTTTTGCTACATCCAAACCTGCTTCATCGTAAGTAGATCCTAATTTTTCTTGTGGATTAAAAAACTCTTTTACAGCAGTTGTTCTATCTGGACTTAATGGAGATGTAAAACCACCTTTGAGTCCACCACCAAATGGATCTGTTGCTCCACCTAAACTTCTTGCACCTGCTCCAAAAGCAAAGGTTCCAACTCCCTGTTTAAAGGCATCGCTGATACTGCCTCTTTGATCAAACCTACCTATACCTCTCATGAGTCCTGCAATACCTGGATTGAAAGGTGCAACAAACGGTGCAGCTTTGACTGCAATATCTGCTAACTCATTCGGTATAAGTTTTCTAAATCTTTCTTTTAATTTACTACCAAGACCATATTTTTCTCTAGGAGTAACACTTGCTATTCCACCTTTATCACGTAATTGTCTTGGCATTTTTGCTCTATTGATCATATATGTTAAATGTTGTTATTTTTAAAAGGCAGGGATTACACCTGAATTTACATTATTACTTGTTTTTAACAAGTAAATCAAGACTATGTTGTAACTTCTCTAGGCTTAGATTGTAGGGCCGAAAGAACCACATGTAGTCTATTAGCTGTAGCCGCAGTCACTTTTAGTATCTCACTTTCTTCTAATACTAAAGGAGCTGATAATAATTCTGTTGTACCATTGGCAGATATAGATTTTGTCTTAAAAAGACTAAATACATTTGAGCTAGTATCAGTAATAGTTAGCGTAATTGTATCTCCGCTACCAGAGTCATCCGATACCAATATAGACTTTATAATGGCTGTGGTAGCCGACGGCACCGTGTATAAAGTTGTTTCTGATGTAGAGGTTAAATCTACCTTTTTATTTACAAATGAATTAGCCAAAGAAAAAAGCCTCCGCCTCTGCTTCGTCTTTTAGATCCTGTTGATAGGTTGTATTTAATTTTTGTACAATACTATCCACATCTCTAACAAATGATTGTTGTATCTGTTGATCGTAGTCTTCTGTTGGTTGTGTTAATGCTTGAACTATTCTAGCCACGTTTCTTAACTCCTTTAATTTTCTTTTTATTTAGTGATGCATAAAAAACTTGTTCACCACGTTTTTTACCATATTGTTTTTTCATGGAACTCATTATCTTTTTACCTTTTTTATTTAATGGCATTATCTTCTTCCGTCTGGTTGGTAATCTATTCTAAATGTCCCCAATTTCCAAAATTGACTAGTGCTAGTATTTTCTACTTTTAAAGATATCTCTCTAGCTCTAGCACGTGTGTCTATCTTCTGTGTGCCACTAGTTATTGTAAATGGACCTAATGTAGAACTAGCTGCGGTATCATTTGGAAAATCTCTTAAATTTAATGTTACTCTAGCATCGCCTGTTTGTGATAAAAAATCTGGTATGACTCTTCTTATTTTCATCATAAACTCACCATCTCCAGCTAAACCCTGTTGTCCTATATCAAAATTTCCAGATTCTATATTTGCTGGTATTGCGGATGTTTGTCCTGCCTTAACCTGATCAAGTCCTGTCTCATGTTCGTAGTATGTTGATGCACCATCTGTGTTACCATGAACATAATTAACGTCATCGTCATCCGTTTCCGCACTAGAATCATATTCTGTTGCGTGTGGTTTACCAAATACAGCAGAGTCCTCCCATGCTGTTCTAGCTAGTGTGCCCGTAGTCCACACTGGTCGCTCAGGGCTTGAATCTAGATAATTGTATGAAACCATCCTATTAACAACGCCAGAACCTGAGTTTGGATAGAACCAGATAACCTCACCAAATAAGTTATTAAGACCTGCATTAATGTGTTGTTTTGGTATGGTATTAATATCATCGTATACATGATCTTCAACCAAACATGGTAGTGATTCTAATTTACCTGTATATCTAAAAAAACCATTTTCTGACATCCAATAAGCTGTACCATCAACCTCAACAGCTGCATTCTGTCCAATTAATCCACAGTTTGTACCAACCTGTTGAAATGAGAAAGTAAATGGTGGACCAACAAAACGCATGATAAATAATGCAGTGTCTGTCCATATATAAATCGCATCACGACCTCTGATTGCTCCAACAAGTTTAGATCCATCTGCAAGTCTTTGTGTGCCAGCGGTGTTTGTTGCTGATGGTGTGTAAGTGTTTATGTCCTCTTGATCTGAAAATCTTATAAACATCGGATCTTGTGTTGATTTAGTTCCAATTGTTGTTTCTGTGCCAAAAAATATCAAGTGACGATCCGGTGTTGATACAAGACTAAATGCTGATGCGGTTGGTGCTCCTGATATTATTGTAGCCCTGGTGCTGTTGGCAGTCAGTGGATTTGAATCCCACTCAAAACTCTCACCGCCATTGATTGTTGCAATTAACTTATTACCAAGGTTATCTAATGACCAAAGACCAGGTGCTGTTATGATATCTCCTGATGCTGCAGCGTTCCATGCAAAAAAGTTTGATGCATCTGTTACTGTTGCACCAGACGAGTGTGTTGCAGCTGTGGTGCCACTAGCTCCTCTTGTGAGACCAGATAAGGTTCCCCCACTATTACTGGTATACGTTATAAGTTCTGATCCTATCAATACCGTACCTGAAGATGGAAAAGATGTTGAACTTGCCATCGTCAGACTTGTCACCGAGGCGTTTATCCCTGATGAAAGCGTTGATGTGAATTGACCTGTTTGTTGACCACCCCATGATCCAAGTCCCCAACCTGTGGATGCAACCTCAACAGCTGGTCCCACGGGGTAATAATGTTGTACCCTTATGCCACCAGATGTGGATGCACCAGATCCAGATTCATTTGATTCCATTTCTATTGTAAGAGTGGTGTCTGTTGGTATTGATGTCACCATAAATTTTTTATCTGTAAAATCACTAGATGCAAAATTAGAACCTGTTATGGACGTAAAGGTATCTAATAATATAATATCAAATTTATTTATATTGTGCGCAGATGAAAATGTTAATGTTACAACCTTAGATCCATTTGTTGTGCTAAAAGCATTTGATAAAGATGTTGTCGCTTTAATTGGGTGTATGTCATAAAATATACCACCAGAGTATGCATATAAAATTCTGTTTGTCCCTAAGATAGCATACTTGATACCTGATGTATTTACAAAATGATGAATAGCCGTGGCTCTCCCTGTGATCTGAACAGAACCTAATTGTGACCAACCACCTATTTTTTCAGGTGTTCCATATCTGAATCTAACGTTATCACCATTGACCCATTGACTCTCACCACCTGTAGATGTAACTTGTTTGTTAAACCCCGGCGCAAATTTTACTTTTTGCAACATAATAATTTACCCTATGGTTTAGTTGGCCAAGTTGCATTTTCACATTTTTCTACAGTATCTTTACCTGCAGGCAAGTCTCTAAGATTTTGTCTATATGTCTTCATGTCATCTGACATGGTTACATCAGATAAAGCATAATAATCAGTTTCAGCGAGAAGTCTATTTCTTTTAGCTCTAAGATTAGCTAAAGCTCTAGCAGGGGCTGCATCTTCCCATGCTTTTTCTTCAGCGTCTCTAGCTGCCTCTTCTTCAGCTGTAAACTGTACTTTGTTACCGTTTATATTATGATATCTTGGCATAGTTTTTTCCTTATTATTTGTGTACCATTTTTAATTTATTCCGTAAAGGCAAATATCTCCAGCGTCTATGTTGCCTGATGACATTTTAAATTGTACTGCATCTATTGCACTTGTTGTATTAAAATATCCAGCTGTAAATACATCTCTAGTTTTATCTGATTGATGAGCATTATTAGTTCTAGCTATAAAATGTTTTACAAAAGTTGTAGATGATGGATTAAATAACTGTAAAATTCCAGCTAAAGACTGATCGTTATCAACACCCACTGATTGACCAATATTTTGAAAATTTGTAGATTGTGCTAAATCTTGTGATTCTTGATAAGCTAATGCACCATTAGAACCATCTTCATCATGTGTTGCTCTAAAATATGACGATGTTATTGTCGTATTATAATTACTACCACCATCTGTTGAACCTTGAAAAGTTAAACCATCTACACCAGTGGCTGATGGATGAATATCTTTAAAAGTAAATAAATATTCTTTATAAGTAGAATCTAATACTACATCAGAACTACCATCAACAAAACTTATAGTAGAACTAGAACTAGCAGTCAGCTTTTTAATAAATATCATACTACCAGTATTCAAAGACCCAAAGGCTGATACCGATCTAACCGCTCTATCATTAAGTGTAACTATGCTCATTATGAATCCTTTATTCCATATAGTTTTATAGTGCCAGCATCTATATTACCAGAATTAAAAGTAAACTGTATTGCGTCAACATCTGAAGTTGAATTTACATAACCAGCTGTATAATCCTCCATTGAAGCACCACCACTTTCATAATAATAGTTCACTCTAGCTAGAAAATGTTTTACAAACGTAGTGTTTGAAGGATTAAATAAATAAAATTCTCCACTTAAACTTTCATCATTACCATTACCAACTGCTGAAGCTTGTAGTTGAGCAACTCCTGTTCCTTGTGCTAAATCATCATTAGATGCATAATCAAGACTGGCAAAGCTGTCACCTTCATCATGTTGAGCATGAAACATGGTAGTGGTTTTAGTTAAGTTATAATTTGACCCAGCATCAGTAGAAACATTAAATCTTAACTTAACATCGTCTGTGCCTGGGTGTAAATTAATAAACTTAAACAAATAAATAGGAAATGTAGAATCTAATACAACATCATTACTACCATTTACAAAACTTAAATTAGCACTGCTACTTGCGGTCAAAGTTTTAATAAGTGTTAATGATTTAGCTGCCCCAGGTATAGCTGAAATATTTCTAATGCTTCTATTATTATAAGTTACAATTGACATTACGAAACTCCATATAATTTAAATGTTCCAGAGTCTATGTTTCCTGATGAAAATTTAAATCTTACTCTAGTGATTGCTGTTGTAGTGTTAAAATATCCTGCATGGTACTCATTATTAGAAGTATCACTGTGAGCAATAGATTGAAAATTAGAAATAAAATGTTTTACAAAAGTTGTGCTACTAGGATCAAAGATGTGCAATGTACCACTTATACCCTGATCACTATCATTGCCAATACTATTTGCTAATGTTTCATCACTTGTTCCTTGAGCTTGATCAGAACCTGTTAAATAAGATAGAGAAGTAGAGACATCATTTTCAGTATGTTGAGCTCTAAAATGAGTAGAAGTAATTGTTTGATTGTAATTTGTATTTGTTCCTGTATCAGCTTGAAATTTAAAACTTACATTGTCAGTAGCTGGATGAGCGTTTATAATTTTAAATATGTACTCCTTATGTGTAGAGTCTATGTTACTAGTAAAATCTATTGTGCCACTAGAACTAGCAGTTTGTGTCTCTAATAACACTAAGCTACTACCAGAGACCCCTGAAGGAAAACTAGTAATGGATGCCATGGATCTGTCATTACATACATTGATTGACATGTTATGCTCCTAACACATTAGTGAACATGGAACTATATAACTACCATCACTGTAAGTTTCTATTTTAGTATTAGATAATACTTTTGCAAAAGTGCTAGATTTAATATTATCATCGCTTTGTTTTTTTGCTGTTCCATCTCCGTTTGATTGTAATAAATCTCCTTTAGCAACTGTTTCATCTTTATGTATTCTAACTACAAATGAACCAACTGATGCTACATAAAAATCATTATATCCTTCACCATCTTCATCCCAAGAACTAAATACACCATAAACATTTTTAGCATCTACTGTGTCAGATACTTTTGATTCCATATGTTTAATATCATCTTCTTTAACTATCGTTGCTTCATAATCTGTTCCCTCATAATTATATGTAATTTTATCTCCATCTGATTGACTAGCTGTTAATACATGAGGAATTTTTTGAGCAGTACCATTATTATCATTAAACTCTAAATTATACCAATTAACCATAGTGTCTAAAGTTTCTAAAACTGTTCCTTTTAGAATAGTTGGTTTAGAATTATCAGAAAATCTAGACCAGTGAGAACCTGTAAAAGAGTTATAAGATACTGTTGATCCAGAAACTGCTATGGTTCCTTCTTCAGAATTAGCTTGTCTAATAGAAACAAGATTTCCATCATCACCACCTCTATTAATAAACATTGTTGTTCCACCTGTTGTTCCACTTCTAGAAAAAACAGCTTTACCATTATCTTCAAATTCTACACCATTTACGTTAGTACCAGAACTTGTTTTGCCATATAAAAAAACTGATGAAGATAAAGTTAGTTTATCAGTTCCACCAATTTTAACATGTATAGTATCATCTGTATCTGCAGTTATTGAACTATCGGCATCTGCATCTAAAATTAATTCATTACCATTTACATCTAATGTTCCTGGAGTAACTAAATTTCCTGATAATTTAGCACTAGTCACAGTATCGTCAGACGGCTGGCCTAGGTCGAGCACGTTACCTAATATTTGAACAAAATCAATTACGTCACCTGTCGCCAGATTCGAGGCAAAGGTCATCGTACTACCTGAGATTGTATAGGATGATCCTGGTTTTTGTAGGATACCATTTAAACTGACCAGCATATGATTAGCTGATTCTGGTGCAACATTTACACCCCCTACTTGTAAAGTATAGGCTGCCTGTCCGTTTACGACTGATATCGCATCACAAACTTGAAAATTTCCGACTGTGGGTTGTTTTCCTATATAGGCCATGGGTTACTCCTTTGGGTTATCGTCTTTAATCTTTTTAATTCTTGCTTTCCATGCATCTATGTCTTTATAGATTTCATCTAGCTGATCACCTATGTCTCCATAGGCAACTTTTCTTGTAGCTCTGACTGTATTATTAGATTCTTCAGTGTTACCTGCAGTTTCATACTCTGCTATTTTAGAATCATCTGGTTTAGCAAAACTATAAGTCCAAGTTTTAATGTAATCTCCCGACCCGTCATTTTGTAGGGATACTTTATCATCATCCCATGCATTAGAATTATCTTCTATATAAAGTTTTGTTTTTGTATAAAGTGAAGCCATAATTTATCCTATGTTATTAATTTAAATGCTTGAAATATACATTGATTACTACCGCCATTAAGGCTTAAACTTGATCCTGTATTATGTTGAGTATAAGCCTCTAAATAATCATCTGCATCTAAATCAACTATTGCATTTACTTCTGTTGACTTATCTCTGCCTGAACTACTAGCAGTTCTAGTTCTGTGGGAATGAACCGAACTTCCATTTTTAAATATATAAACTTGTTGATATTTGCCTTCAGCACTAGCATCCGCGTAACTTACCTTTGCCGTAACATGATATTTTCCAGCAACAGCAGGAGTAAATCTATAATTTGAACTATTATCGTATTTGTCATCACTATCAAAAACTTCAGTATCAAATTGCACTTTTGTCGCTGAAGAATTTGAAATACTTTGATTACTACTTAAACTAACTTGAAAAGCTGGAGTTGAAAAGTTATCTGCTAAATTTATTGATTCTGATTGTATTTTACTTAATGCCATAATTTCTCCTAAAGTTATTTATCTAAGCTATCTTCTCTTTGTTTTCTATTTTTATAATCTGATCTAGTTGTAACTAATTCTACAAAATCTGATTGATTAGATGGAATAGCATCTGTAAAAGAACTATCATTCATCAACTTAGTAGTCCATTCATTTTGCATACGCTTCCAACAGTTGTTAATTTTACCATCAACTGCTGCTTGAATCCAAGCATCTAAACCAGCATTATCTGTGTCGTTGTATAGATCATTAGATAATATCTTTTGCTGTAGATCAGTTAGTGTTATTGTTTTTGTGTGATTTGCCATGTTATACCTCCTTTAAGATTAATTGTTTCATTATTCTAACATGCTAAATGTACTGTTAAAAAAGTTTCAGGAGCTGATGCTGATCCTACAACAACATCATGTTGTGCTGATCCATGAGATGAATGACGAACTTTTAATAGTAAAGTATCGTTTGCATCCATATCAACTAAAGTTGAAGCATTAAATCCTCTACCATAAGATGAATAATCTTCTGTTATTTCATATCTAGGTTGAATTTGTTGCAGATAATAATTTCTATTAGAAGAAACCAAAAGAATTCCATACATCCATTGATATGCTGTATCAATATCTGATATAGTTACAGATGCATTCACTTGATATTTTCCTGTAACAGGTGCAGTAAAGGTGCTACTAGAAGTATCAAAATCTGAATTAACATCATAAATTTCAGCGCCAAGTGCTATGGTAACAATTCCTGTTGACATATTATCTTGAGCAGTATTTGGATAAGCATGAACAGCTGATTGTAAAGGCATTGTTACATGACCATTACTGTCAATAGTAATTGAATTTGCTGAAGCATTATCATCAATTCCTGTTGAACTAAAAGTTGTTAATGGATAATTAATCATACTACTTGTAACACTATTAGTTGCGGGCGTTACAGTCTGTAATGCTCTACCTAAAAATACACAATACATCGCATCTCCTGATGCTGTTGCTTCACTTAACGTTAGAGCAGTCCCTGTAGCAGTATATGCTTTACCAGACCCAGGTTGCTGTCTTACATTATTAATAAATAATGCTAATTCATTTTCATTAGCTACTGCATGATCTAAAGTGTAGGAGGTAGTTGCACTTACAGAAAATGTCTGTGTAGCAAATGAAGTAAACGATTCTGCTGGCTCTGGTCCAATATAGGCCATCTTACGTTATCTCCATTACTGACAATGTGCCTGATAGTTTATCAGCTACAGAGCAATCAATTCTTATAACGTCTCCAGCCTCTAATACAACTTTACCACCTGATAACAGTTCAAGTGAAGTTCCACTAGGGATGTTTACGTCTTTCACTAAAAAAGACGTGCCGTTTGAAGCATTATTTGCACCAGCACGATTTGATGTTGTACTAACAAGTTCTACCTCTGCAGTCACTGTAGTTGTATGTATGTTAGCCAATACCAATCCAAGCACAACTGTAGTCGTACTCGATGCTACCGTGTACATTGTAAAAGGTGTGCCTGCTGAGTTTGGCTCTGCAGCAAAATTGATCACTTTAAAAGTATTTGCCATATTTTCCTCCTAAAAATTCCTTATATACCTAGCCCAAGGCAATTGCAAGAGCCGTAGGGTCCTCAGTACTAAATCCTGCGCTTGACAAGTATGTTTTAACATCTGTTAACGCCACTTGTTTCATGGTGCCAGCGTCATTTGTTACAAGTCTATCAGCATCTACTAAAGTTGTAGAAGTCGCTGATGTACCACCATCCATTATGTTTAATTCTGTTGCTGTAGAGGTAACACCATCCAAAATATTAAGTTCCGCAGCAGTGGATGTAACACCATCTAATATGTTAAGCTCTGCGGCTGTTGATGTAACACCATCTAATATATTAAGCTCTGCGGCTGTCGATGTCACACCATCTAATATGTTTAATTCTGCAGCAGTAGATGTCACTCCATCTAATATATTAAGTTCTGCAGTTGTTGCAGTCACACCATCTAATAAATTTATCTCTGTAGCTGTTGCAGTAACGGCAACATCTTCGTTTACTTTTGGTGATGTTAATGTTTTATTTGTTAATGTAGCAGTTGAAGTTGCTGATACTAATCTAGCATTACCACCAGTGCTTGGAAGAGTTAGGACATTATCTGCAGCCTCCGAGTGTGGTGCTGCTTTTATCTGCTGCCCATGAGAATTACTTTCACAGTTAAACTGAATAGTTCCTTGATTAGTATTACCTCTAACAGTTACGTGTCCTGTTCCGTTTGGTGCTAATTCTAAGTCTGCATTTGATGTGGTAACAATATCATTACCATTCATATCAAGATTACCACCTAATTGTGGTGTTGAATCCTCAACCACGTTTGATAACGCACTAGATGTAGCTAAACCTGATACAATTGCCGATCTTGCAATCTTTTTAAGGCCACCACCTGAAGTATCTATTGCTAAAAATACATCATCATTAGCAACTGTAGATATCTCTGATAGTGAGCTTACTGCTACAGAATTAAAGTTTGTGCCATCTGCGATTAATAGATTACCTGCAGTATTTGTACCCATGGTAATATCATCACCAGCGACTGTAAGATCTCCAGTTATACTTAAGTTTCTAAATCCAGATATATCTTTGTTTGAGTCTACTATGACTGCTAAAGATGCAGAAACAGTTCCCGCAGTAATACCATCTAATAGATTTAATTCTGCTGTAGTTGAAGTAACTCCATCTAATATATTAAGCTCTGCTGCAGTTGAAGTGACTCCATCTAAAATATTTAATTCTGCTGTAGTTGAAGTAACTCCATCTAATATATTAAGCTCTGCTGCAGTTGAAGTGACAGCAGTGCTTCCTAAAGTCAAACCACCATCAGGTATGACCACACTACTTCCTGATAAAGCTGTAAATGTGTTTGCTGTAAATCTAAAATCGTCCGCACCAGCTATTGCAATATCTATCTGATCATCTGTGTCTGCTGTGATTGTTGTATCTGCATCAGCATCAAGAGTTAATGATCCACCATCTAAATCTGTTGCACCACCAAAGCTAGCATCAACTATATTTGTGCCATCAGAAAAAACTAATTTTGTGCTTTTATCAGATGCACCAAAAGTTACACCCGTTCCTGATGCGGTTTTAAATTGAACAGTATGTGCACCGGTTGTGCCATTTACCACAATGTAAACTTTTTCTATTGAATCTGGAACAGTAACAATCTGATTACCTGTGATCGTTCCTGTTAATTTTATGACCGCATGTCTAGCAACAGATGTTGATTCCGTGGTGTCACCATCCGTGATTGTTAAGGTTGTTGTTTGTGCACCACCAGCAATAGATTTTTCCACATAACCAGCGACTGCTTTCTCTACTATCTGTAAATTGGTATTTGTTTTATCACCCCATGTACCGGCATTTTCGCCGGTTGTCATTAATTCAATACCTAGATCTGAAAATGTTGATGCCATAATTTAATCCTTAAGGTGTTGGTGAGTTAACTGGGATTCTGACTGTTCCATCTGTATAGTCATCTCTTCGTCTTCTACCTATTTGCTCTCCTCCAAATTTTTGTATTTCTTGTTGGTATTTTTGTTCGTATAATTGCAGCATATCAGCTGGGCCTTTTAAGAAACCATAGGTTTCTGCTAGGCAACAATATAGCAGACCATTTGGAAAATTTAAACTAATATAATTAGTGTCATTGTTTTCCAATAAAGCTGGTATTGCATTGTAGTGTATTTTGTATGCAAAAGTTGCGCTTGGTGTTGGTGACACAATTATAGATCCAGAGTTTGATGAACCGTCTCCAGTTGCTCCTGTATCTAACATTGCGTAATATTTTGGTGTTCCAGTAGATGTAGTTGCTGAAATGTATTCCTCTAAAAATGTAATATCTTTTTTTTCTAAATATACATTAGCACCAGTAAAAGTAGATCCAGTTGCAGTATAGACTTGAACCGCTCTTATAAATACAGCTCCTGCTGGCACTGTTACGGTGCCTGTTCCAGATGTAAAATTGCCTGTGGCTGTTTTTCTATCAGCGTCTATAGGGACATCTCTAAAAATTCTATTTTGTGCATTTAATATAATATTCTCTAATACACTATCTGATAGGACAGTAGAGCTGACCTCAGTATAACTTCTTATCTGTGTTTTTAATCCTGATGCACTTAATCCTGCCATATTATGCTGTCAACGTTGCTGGACCAGCCGAACAATTGTTGCCTCCTCCTGATACTCCTCCACTTGTAGCAGTATCTGTGTCTACTGTAAAGTGATAGAAATCTGTCGTGTTAGTTATGTTACCGCTAGAGTCTCTCTTACCAACGGTGATAGAATATCCTGTTGCTTTTGATATATTAGATCCAGTAATGCCATCAAAATTTTTAGGATTTTGAAAAGCATCTGGGTCTGATGTTGTAAATATTGGTCCTCTAAATCTCACAGTGTCGCTTGTGGATCTACCATGAGATTTTTCAAATACGTTTATTATCCCTGATGATGCTGATATTGTTTGAAAAGGATCGGGGCTAAGAAATCTCGCAACCTCGCTCTCAGTTCTATCAGGTCTTACATCTCTCAATCCTTGTGCGTCACCAGATCTAGACCTTAATTCTAATTGAGGGTGTTTCTCCTCATATTCTGATTTATGAACCAGATGACCATTCCATTCCTTAACCATCTCCTCATACGGAAAAGCTAAACCAGATCTATCTGATATCGCCTTTGATTTTTTTCCTCTTGCAAATGCCATTATGCTCCTGGATAATAAGTTTTAGGTGTTATTATAGTGCTAGAAGATGATCCATCCTCTGCTAATGCTCTTGCCAATTCATCTTCATAATATAATTTCATTGCCTGCACTCTTTCAGGCGCATACTTCTGCGCTAAATAAAAAGCTAAACCAGATACCATACATGGTACAAATCTATAGGGAACATCAGTTGCATCTGTATAAGTAGTGTCTACATCTTGTATTCTTTTTACAAAAAAGATGTGCATGTCTTTTGTTGCTGCTGTTGCATCAGGGCATGGATAGACAGTGACAGTTGTCTTATCTATAAATCTTTGAACAAAATATTGTGATGGTGTGCCTTTAGATAATTTAGCTGATAGACTAGAGTATGTTGATCTATCAATCTTTGTCATCGCTGCATCTGATTGAGTTGTTTGTGTTCTATTTTGTCTAAACGTGGCCTCCAATACATCTGCGATACCAAAAGTGCTAGATCCACTCGTGCCTCCAACAGTTACCGATGATGTGCCATCAGCACTAGATCTAAAAAAAGTATACTCAGCTTGACCTTCAATAAGATCTATATTTGTATCTCCCACTTCCCAATAGTGCAAACCTCTGTTGCCCCATTCTTGGAATAAAATATTTAAAGATCTTCTAGCTGATTTTAATTGGTATCCAGAAGTTACTTGAGATCCTATACGCTCATATGCCTCTGCAATGATATCATCGACTGCAAAGTTTTTATCGAAAGTAACTGTGCCGGAAGTTGTATTGGCCATCCGTTACCCTCCTAATAATTCTTTAAAAATTCTGCAATGACTGTGTAAGTATTTCCAGAATCAGCTGCTCCTGGTACGACAAAGTTTACATCATTTTCATTTGAATTAGATGAAGTGTTAGCTGGTACCCCACCAAATTCTCTAAAGTCCCAATATCCAGATCCCACTAAAGTCACTATAGGAATATCTCCATCTGAGTCTTCATAATCTAAACGAGCAAAAGAGTCTTTTCCATCACCATTTGAACAAGAGTACCACAATCTTTGTAGTGTTACATGTGTTGGACTAGCTCCATCAACATTAGCTGCGAGTGCAGATACATCTGCAAATACAGTTGTTCCACCTGTTCCGTCTGATTGATTTACTATTTTTATGGTCACTCTCTTGTCGTTCTGTTGCAAGATAGTTGGACCTGTTACTGTGTCTGCCATAGTTTCCCTCCTTAATCAAGAAACTGTGAGGGCCGAAGCCCTCACATTAAGTATTATTGATCTGCAAATGCAGGCACATCTGCACCTTCTGCGTAACCCCAAATATAGTAGTTAGTACTATCTTTAGCCACAATGTTTATTTCAAACAGACCACTGTCTGTAAGAGTTAACTTTGAGTTAGAGTTTCCATCAGAGTAAACAGATACGTTATCTGCGTTAGAATCTAAGTGTACGATACCACCTAAGAAAAAATTACTATTTCCTGGTGTTACAATAATTAGATTTTCTGTTTCTTCTGCAGCACCTGCGTAGAAAAACTTGTAAGTCTGTCCAGCAACTGGGGAAGGTAGAGTAATAGTTCTATTGCCTCCTATTGCAGGAACAGCAAGTGTTCTTCCGCTGTGCGTTGCAGCATCAAGAGTTTTATCTTCATCTCCTAACGCTACGGGTGCATCACCCATAGTGATAATTTCAGTAATAGCTCCAGTTGTGGAATTTTTACTTACTGTTTTAATTGTACTCTCAGATCTTACTGGACCTGAAAAAGTTGTTGTTGACATGGTTGTATTCTCCTAGTTTTCGAACGTAATCTCTAGGCCGTCGACTATACTCGTTTACGTTCTAATTAATTGTATAGTGTGTTTTTTATACAACAGTTTTTAGTAGAGCGCAAGAGAGCCTGTAGTGTGGATTGGATTTTTCCAACGATGTAGCTTTTTATTAAGTTGCTACTGAAACTTGTGGAGCTGCTTCCTCAATTTTATTTTGCAGATGCTCTTTTTGTGCCTCTGCAGCTTTTATATGGGTAAGAACTTCTTTAACTTGTCTGTCAATCTTAACCATATTAAGGGTATATCTACCCTCCTTGAGATGTTCCTGCTCCCATTTGAGATCCAAACCTCTTTTCTTCTGATAGAGATCTTGTAGATGTTGCATCATCTCCTCCATTTATAACCTCCTCATAGGTTATTCTGTTTACCTTGGGATCCATCATTTCTCCAAGATACTCCCACTTTATATCTTTTTTTCCTAGTTTGTCAACTATGGCGTTTTCAATATCTAGAGGGCCATCTAAAGAAGTTATAATAAAATCTGCATGGTATTTGTATGCAGAAATCTTAACTCTGAATTGTTTGGGGTGCATTTTTTCTTTCTATTGTTTTATTAAGGCGGGATTGTGTCCCGCCTTAAATTATTTAGATTACGCTGCTCCTGGAGAACCGAACATACCTCTAGGGTCTGAGAATCCAAATGAATATCTCTCTCTAGCTTTGTATCTTACGTTTCCAGTTTCAAAGTCACCTTCCATTGCAGTTTTTACTGGTGCTCTAACGAACATTTTCATTCCGTTAGGTACATCAGTTTTAATGAAGAACGCATCAGTATCAGTTAAGTAGTGGTTTACCACATAACCTTGTGGGATCATTCCCATGTTTCCTAATGCATTGATATCATTATCTGCAGTTCCAGTTCTACCTTGAGATTTCATTAATCTCTCAGCAGTAAATCGTAGAGCAGAAGGAACTATCATTTTCATTCCTTTAGCCGCGATTTTTAGACCTCTCTCATCAGTGAACGCTGCGATGTCAATTAACGACTGCTCTAACGATGTCTCGTTTAAGTCAGCTGCAGTTGACAATTCATTTCTGAATGTTCCAGCGATGATTGGGTGGTCAGTAGCAAAAAGCTCCTTACCATCACCACCTGTGAAAGAAGAATCGAAACCGTTGTTTAACACGTTAGCTCCTTTGATCTGTTTAGCATTTGCCATAGATCTAGCTAAAGCTTTTGTATATCTAGACGCAAGTCTGTCATACAAATTATCCTCAATCGCTTCTTCAGTGATTGAGAACGCTAAAGCAAGCGTTTCGTGTGTGTATCTAGCAGTGAAAGTTTCTTGTGCTGTATCGAAGTTTATGCTTGATCCTTCAGGTTTTACTGAAGCATTAGCGAAACCAGATAACATCACTTCTTCTTCGAAAGCTCTGTCAGAATTTTCTACATCGTAGATCTGAAGATGCTCATCCGCGTAGTTGTTATATTCCAGGCCAAATAGTGCATTCAAACCTGGCTCTAGTTCTTTGACTAGCTGTGCTCTTGATATTGCCATAATTTATATACTCCTATAATTATACGCCTGTTGTTAATTTAAAGATGTGTTCACCAGTATTGAATACAACATATGCATTTGCATTCGCTGATGACTCATCACTATTTTCTGGATCTTTTGATATACCGATTTGTTTAAAACCACCAGATGTTCCAGAAGTCGACGTGTCAATCTCTGAAGTTGATTGTCCAGAAAGAGTGCTTCCACTCGTTCCAACAAAATCAAAACCAGAATTATTCATCGCTGATGTTCCTGTGCCATCATGTTGTGCTTCAAACACGATAAAAGGATCCACGAACACTGAAGCTACAATATCCGAAGCGTTTGTGCTTGCAGGATAAAAAGCTTTAAATGTCGGTTTACTCGTTGATGGATCAGTAAAAAAACAACCTCCGAACACACCCGCTTGTTGAGTGTCTCCAGCTGCTGCTTGCTCAATACCGCCACCCGCTACTGCTTCAACCACTTGACCATTGAAAATTGATGTCCCGTGATTTGCTGCTATAGCGTACTCTTCCGTTCTGATTCTTCCACCTGTAAGATGTCTTGTAGGTTTAAAACCGAACGCCGCGTCTTTATTAGCCATGTTTATCTCCTTTTGTCTACCGAGGTAGACGATTTAATTATTCGTTGGGTAGGAATTGTTAAAAAATTAACTTTTCTTTGTACCACCGAAGGTTACACGAGTCTGTCGATCACTATTGATCGGCATACTTGGATGCTGTTCCTTCATTAAATCAT